CAACTATCCAACGCAATCTCAATAGCGACAGAAGCGCACCTAGATCAAACAGATAAGTCTGGCGTTCCTTACATTCTCCATCCGTTGTGGGTGATGAACAAATTGCTGAAAGAACACCCGAAAAATTGGAGACTCGCTGCTCTTGGTGTCTGCCATGATGTTTTGGAAGATTCGTCTTTTACGACAGCAGACTTCCTATCGAGAGGATTCGATCATATTTTCGTCGAAGAATTGTTGCTATTGACGCACGATGACGGTTCGCCGTATGAAGAATACATTGACAGGATTTCAATCAGCCACAACGCTACACTGGTGAAAATGGCCGATCTGGAACACAATTCAAAGATTTTTCGGATGAAAGGATTGACCGAAAAAGACTTTGCTCGCCTTCAAAAATATCATCGAGCATACGACAAGCTGCGGAAAGCTCTAAACGGACAATTTTGAAATGACAAAGAAGGAATTGATAGCAGCAATCAACAAAGCAAAAGAAATTCGCGGATATGTTTCGATGACACCAGACAATGGCTACTACATCAAATTAGCAAAGCGAAACGTTCTAGCAATTTTGAAAGAAACAAACGAAGATAATTTTTACGCTAGACTAAACGATGACGTTTTGTTGCCGAATTAGAATGAAACTAACAATCGAAACAACAATAGTCGATGACGCGATCATTGCTGAAATCAGACAAGACATTGAAAATCAAATCGATTTCGCTTTTCGTTCCGTGATCGATTTGCGAGATCGTGGTGTTTGTGAGGCACTAATTTCAATGGGATGGACGCCACCAGAAAACATCAAGAAAATGCTTGACAAGTGATTTGGTTGATGGTATGATTTCAGCATAAAGTGATGAAGGAGATTTGATTATGGTTGACGTAAACGTTTTGAATTTTCAATCAAACAATTCTCGCAATTTGTCGGACATTATCACGAACATTAAAGTCGGCAAGACCAAAGAAGGTCTAACTCTCCTTGCTTTCAACACTGCGGACAAATACTGCGACATATCAGTTTCAACTTACAACAGCGATGATGGTGATTTCGTTGTGTTTACTATTCAGGCGATTATCTGGGAAGATGGCGCGAATCAGCCATTGGATGAAATCGATCTCGACAGATACTTTTCCCATGATGACTATTTCGTTGTAGAATTGGCCGTCCCTCACGACACTTACGCCTCGACAATTGTGACACCATTAAGACACGAATATCTGTGCACAATTGTCCCTGATGAATTCATACACGGCAGGATTGATTGTTTGCGCGATGCTAATGTTGTTTGGTTGGATGACTGACGCGAATTGTCCCAATTCGTATCACGATTTGTTGATTGAGTTAAACAATTGCGATACAATCAATCCAGTGGACAAAAATGATCGATAAGAGGTGATCGAATGAGTTACTATCAAGACAACAACCACAAGAAAATCAACGAAGATTACGACACACTAGAAGAAAAGTTTGCTAAGCGAGATTTGCGCTTGATTAAGCACCCAACAGCGTTTAGAATCGGCTTGTTGATTGCCATTGGTATTGTTGCTAGTATGTTGATTTTCATGGAGTGAATGATGATCGTCAATGGCTATAATATAAAGCCCGGCGCTGATCTTCGTCTGGCGTCACTTCAAAGCACAAATCTTTGTGGATCAAATATTTACAAAACAAATTTTCGCATGGCAAATCTTCGTTGGGTGTCATTTCAAGGCACAAATCTTTGTAAAGCAAAACTTTGTGAAGCCGATCTTCGTGGTGCAAATTTTTATAGAGCAAATCTTTGTGAAACAAAACTTTGCGAAGCAAATCTTTATGGGGCGGTTTTTCGCGGAGCAAATCTTTGCAGAGCGAATCTTTATAGAGCAAATCTTCTCGTGGCCGATCTTCGTGGTGCAAATCTCTGTGAAGCAAATCTCTGTGAAGCAAATCTTTACAGAGCAATTCTAACCGGAGCAAATCTCCACGGGACAGACATTCGATTTGTAAACGGCAACGGTAATGAGATCAAGACTTTGCTAACAACAGAATATCATATATCGTACACCGATGAAATGTTGGCTATTGGTTGCGAGCAGCACACAAAGAAAGAATGGCTAAATCTCAGCGATGAAGTTATAGCGGATATGGCCGAGAACGCTCTTGATTGGTGGCATGAATGGAAACCAAAACTGATAGACTTGGGCGTGTTTGATGGGGTTGAACAGTGATCGTCAATGGCTATGACATAAAACCGAGAACAAATCTTCGTTGGGCACCACTTCAAGGCACAAATCTTTGCTCGGCAGACCTTCGTTGGGCAGATATTTACGAAGCAAATCTCGCAAAAGCGAATCTACACGGAGCAAGCCTTCGTGGAGCATACTTCAAAGGTGCAGATCTAAAAGACGCAGACCTTAGTTGTGCGAATCTCATTGAAGCAAACCTAACCGGAGCGAATATCCACGGAGCAAACATTCGTTATTCAATCGGGAATGGCGCAGAAATCAAGACTTTGCTAACAACAAAATACCACATATCATACACCGATGAAATTCTAGCTATTAGCTGCGAACAACATCCCAAGAAAGATTGGTTGAATTTTGATGATGATACAATCGCTAAGATGGATAAAGGCGCTCTCGATTGGTGGAATGAATGGAAACCAAGACTAATTGATTTTGGTGTGTTTGAAGGATTTGAACAATGAATGTTAATGGCTATAATATAAAACCCGGCGCTGATCTTCGCGGTGTCGATCTTCGTTGGGCAGATTTATATGAAGCAAATCTTCGTGGTGCTGTTCTAAACGAATCGAATCTTCGCGGTGTCGATCTTCGCTGGGCAGATTTGTATGAAGCAAATCTTCCCGATGTAAATCTTCATGGTTCAGATATTCGTTGGGCTGATCTTCGTTTGGCGAATCTCCACAAATCGGACTTCACCAAATCAAATCTCACTAGCGCAAATCTATGTGATGCCGATCTTCGTTTGGCGAATCTCCACGGCGCTATTCTTCTTGGTGTAAACTTTAGCGGCGCGGAACTTTACAAAGCAAATCTTGGCGATGCGGATATTCGATTTGCTATCGGCAATGGCAATGAGATCAAGACGCATCTTTTCACGCAGTACCACATAACCTATACCGATGAAATTTTAGCTATTGGCAACTATCAATGCCCCAAGAAAGAATGGCTCAATTTCAGCGACGAAGAAATGGTGAACATGGATGATGGAGAACTCGTTGATTGGTGGCGTGAATGGAAACCAAAACTAATAGACTTAGGATTATTTGAAGGAGTTGAACATTGATTAAAAAATATCGCAAGAAGCCAGTAGTGATTGATGCTATTCGGTGGACAGGCGACAACGTTCAAGAAATCGACCAATTTGTTAAGCAATACTGGTGGAACGACGGGCAGCTTGTCCTTCCGACGTTGGAAGGCGAACACGTCGCTACAGTTGGCGACTACATCATTAAAGGCGTAAAGGGTGAATTCTATCCTTGTAAGCCAGATATTTTTGAAGCGACGTATGAAGAAGTCGAATGAAAATTATTGACAAGACGAATCAATGATGATATGATTTGTCACATGCGAGGACAACGAAATGATTAAGACGATTTTCAGGGTAGGCGACAAATTAGTTTCAATGCGCGGGGAGTGTGTTGTCACAGATATAGACTATGAAGATGAATCGATGCGAATTGACTACCCCGAAGGTGGGTACGACTTGTTGGATTTAAGCGGGTTTCAACAAATCGATGAGCCAAGCAAATATCCATTCGTCTGGTTCCCAGAAACGGGAAGCCCGCCGAAACTAGGCGAACGACCAAAGTGGAAACCAACAAAACCAACTTGGTGCTGGGTGTGGGACGAACCAAACAGCCAAAAAATGCTGCGGTTGGTTGTTTGGTATGATGACGGTCTATATGAAGCATTGGCGTTTGACAATAGCAGCCCAATCAGCGATTATTGCGTTAAATGGAAAAACGCCGAACCATGCGAAGAAAAATATATCCCAGATTGGTGGCCGAACAAAAATAATGCTTGACTTTTGACTTCAATTCATTAGAATTGTGATTGTTGAGAAGGAGATTGAATAATGATTGAACCAAAGACAAAGGCGGTGGCCATCATAAACCAATCAATGCAGATTGGGGAGTATGAATGGGACACATGGAAAGAGTGTCTTGTTTGCTCCGACGACACAACTATTGGGGAAATCAAAGAATGTGTGAAACAAAGAACTGGACCCATTTTAACAAACAATAGTTGCGAAATCATTTTTGCTGGAACGACAGATGAGCAAAATTAAACCCAATAGCCACAATACGCATCATTCGGAGACAAATAAATGACACACAAAGCATATTACAATGAGTTTGACCCGTTTGCTGCTGCTTGGTTGCGAGAACTAATAGCAAAAGATTTAATTCCGAAAGGAGACGTTGATGAACGAGACATCAGAGAAGTCAAACCAGACGATTTGCGAGGATACACACAATGCCACTTCTTCGCAGGAATCGGTGGATGGGGATATGCTCTGCGGCTTGCTGGCTGGCCAGACGACAAACCAGTCTGGACAGGATCGCCGCCGTGCCAGCCATTCAGCACATCCGGAAAGGGTCTTGGAGTCAAAGACGAACGACATCTTGCTCCGGTCTGGTTGCGGTTGGTTGAAGCCGTCCGGCCTGCTAGCATCTTTGGTGAGCAGGTTCCGACGGCAGCAAAAAAAGACAACTGGCTCGATGATCTACTCGACGCACTGGAAGCTGTTGGTTACACCACGGGGGCGACCATTACTCCAGCTTGTAGCGTCGGTGCGCCCCACGTTCGCCAAAGATTGTGGTTCACAGCAGAAAGGGTGGTTGACGCCACAAGTGATGGATTCGAGCGGCAAGGGAAGAAAACCGAGAAAAACAAGCGACGGAGGAATGCGATGGGACTTGAAAGATCAGGTTCTTTTGCTGAAAGATCAACCGATTCCTTCAACGATGTGTGGCAAAAGCCAGAATGGATCGAATGTCGAGACGGCAACAGGCGACCGACTGAACCCAGCATTTGCCCGTTGGCTTATGGGATACCCGGCGGAGTGGGACGATTGCGCGGTTATGGCAATGCAATCGTACCGCAAGTCGCGGCGGAAATCATCAAAGCGTCAAGAGACGGACTAGATGAATTGAGATTAGCAAACGAATTTTTCTCTTGATGACAAGGAGTTTTTCATGGCGACAAAAGTCAAACTAAGAAAATTCTCGATGGAACGAGAATTGTGGGGCAGAAACGAAGGTAAGTTCAAGGTTGCCATCGCTTTGGAAATTGACAAGCACGATGTCACTTTTCACCTACCACCAGAAGTTGGTCATAAAGTGATCGAATTGTGTGGCGCAGAGCTTTACGGGAATGCGCTACAGGTAGCAGATTCAATTTCCGATTTGTTCGAGGCTTTGGTGAAAGACAAAGCGATCAGTTGGGACGACCCGAACGGTCACTTGCCTTTTGTTGATGGGGCGAAATTATGATTGAATGTAAAGGGCGCGAATTTGTTATCACTTGTAGTCGTTGTGGCCAAATTCAATCACACATTTACAAAGCAGATTCGTGTGGTGTTTTGTGCAAAAATTGTATTAGCAACGTGATAGACGAACTAGAAGCAGCAGTGAAATCGTACAAACAGGAAATAACACAAGCCGGAAATCATTTCACCAAATTCAGAGGCTACAAGGCGTTAAAGAACAGTTAAGAAAATGCTTGACAGACGATTCTTTTCGCGCTATAATTTCAGCATAAAGTGATGAAGGAGTTAGTTATGAATGAATTTGAATTCCCAGTTTTGATGAAATCTCGCTTGACGGGCGCAATCGTCGAGTTTGTTTCAGAAACATGCGGAACAGAAATCCGCGACGGAAAAAGAATCAAGAACAACATCAAGAGAAACAATGATAGTGACTATGAATTTGACAATTTCATTCCTTGCACTAATGAAAAGTGGTGGGTTCGAGTATGAAACCGTCAACGATCTATGGTATTGTCGCTTTTTGTGTGTCAATGTTCGTTGCTTGGATGTCTGGAATTGATATTTTCACTCGATCATCAACAACCGGAATAGCATATACCGTTTCACTAGTCATAGCAATCACAACCAAAGGGATGGTCGGTCTTGATGAAAGAAAGTATTTTTAGAACCATCCAAGAAAAAGCGCACATTTACGACGCGCATCTTCATCGCCCGCTCGTTGAAACGAAGGACGATCTGATCGATGCTTTGTATGGTGAGATTGATGTTCTCAAGCAAACGATTCGTGACTTGGAACATGAAAAAGATCAAGCGGAAGAAAGTTGCTGTTGTGAATGTTGTGGTTGTTTCGATGATTAGATTTTTTCACGATTTTTGTCACAACGTCATCGTTCATCCGCTTTTGATGTTACTACCGGTCAAAACAGCAAAGAGATTTCACGACTGGCACGCAAAAATTGCTTACGGAGGACAACCATGAGTGGTGGACATTTCGATTATAGACAGTACAATATGGAAATAATTGCTGACGAAATTGAGGGAATCGTCCGAAACAATCACAAGAAAGATGAATGGGGCTATTCGTATGATTTCTCGGAAGAAACAATCGACGAATTCAAGAAAGGCGTGAAGCTGTTGCGAAAAGCCTACGTCTATGCTCAACGAATCGATTGGCTCGTTTCCGCAGACGATGGTGAGGATTCGTTCCACGAAAGACTGAAAGCGGAATTGGAGAAATTAGATGATTAAATTTGATTGGTATGATGCCGACCCTTGGACGGGCATTGCTATTCTGAAAGATGGCGACGTTATGTATCAGTTTAACGTTTCTAAATCATGGGACGATTTTCAGGATTTCCTAGATTCTGAACCAGAACCAGTTACTATTGGTGATGCTTTTGATCTAGTGGATAAGTTCAACAACCAATAGGAGAACAAATTGACAAACATTGACAAAATGCTGAAAATCGCCGAAGACATGTTCGATGGCGAGACAGTTTCAATCGGCACAAAGCATCCGCTATCAAAAGAAATAACGGTGTTGCTTGCCGGGCGCGTCGAGTTCAATTCATATAAACATCGTCGAGACGCTTTCGATGTCATGCTTCACTATGATTTGTATGTCAAACGTGAAGGCGATCACTATATTGCTGGTCGTCATAATGAAGTGGAGCAATTTTGGGGTTCGACCGCTTGCGAAGCACTGACCGAAGCCGCTTATCGCTTGGTGGTAAAATGAAACAGCCAGCTTGTAAAGATTGCGAACACAAAAGATGGTCGGCAGTGGAATACAGAGAAGATTACTGCACGCACAAAGAAGTTGTCACCAAGGTTTTCGATGTTGTTTGGGGCGAACAAATAATCAAACCAGAATGCTGCGAAGCAAGGCGAACAAAATGTAAAGGCGGTAAGTTTTTTGAACCAAAGAAACGTGGAATTCTAGCAATGTTGCGAAGGGCGATCGCATGAAACAATATCTCGATCTACTACAAGACGTACTAGACAATGGCGAATTGAAGGAAAATCGCACCGGCGTTGACACACTTTCTATTTTCAGTCGGCAACTTCGTTTCAATTTGAACGATGGATTTCCTCTAATGACGACAAAACGTGTCTATTGGACTGGCGTTGCTCACGAGTTGCTTTGGTTCATTTCAGGCAACACGAACATCAAATATCTTCAAGATAACAACGTTCATATCTGGGACGAATGGGCAGATACCGACGGCAACTTGGGTCCGGTATATGGGCGGATGTGGAGAAGATTTCCGCATAACGACACCATAATCGATCAACTACAATCAGTGATTGATAGATTGAGAACCAACCCCAATGACAGAAGATTGGTTGTTTCGGCATGGAATCCGGCATTGTTGCCAGACACCAGCAAAACATTCGGCGAAAACGTTGCTGACGGAAAACAAGCACTGCCACCATGTCACTATTCATTCCAGTTCGTCCACATCAACGGCAAGCTCAATCTAATTTGGAATCAGCGAAGCGTTGACGTATTTCTTGGTTTGCCGTTCAACATTGCCAGCTATGGTTTGTTGCTGAAAATGGTTGCTCATATCACCAATTTACAAGCAAATGAATTGGTGTTCTCTGGTGCGGACGTTCATCTATACACCAATCATATCGATCAAGCAAAAGAACAGCTATCGCGCGAACCCAGACAACTGCCAAAATTGTCCATTGTCGGCGACGTGAAAGAGATCGATGATTTTACTATTGACAACATCCAACTAAGCGAGTATAATCCACATTCGACGATCAAAGCACCGGTTGCTGCTTAAATCGAATTAAATCGATTGTATGACGTTTTAATTTCTCGGTAGTAGGTAGGCATAGGCAAAGCCATTAAAATCAATTCTAGCACGCTTTTCGTCGCTTGACAACGAAATATATTTGTGCTATCATTCGTACAGGAGGACTATAACATGATAAATGCGGATAAAGACATCTTGAGCAGAGCAATCAAGGAGTTCGATGCTTCGTTGACACGACAAGCAGCAGAACGCGATCTACAGAAGGATATATGTTCGCGCGTGAAGGACACGACCGGCATTGAACCGAAGATTACTCGGATGCTAGCAAAGCTATATCACAATCAGAATCGTCAAGAAAAAGAAAACGAATTTGACGAAATCATTTCACTATATGATTCAGTAGTTGGTACTGATGGATAAGCTGAATCATTGTATGGTCGATTTGGAAACGCTATCCGCGCTTCCTACAGCAGCAATTCTTTCCATTGGTGCTGTTCAATTCAATCCATATAGTGGCGAAATCGGCAACACTTTCTATACAACAATTCTTACTGAAACATGTAAGGATGCTGGATTGACGATCAGCAATGATACATTGGATTGGTGGATGAATCAATCACAATCAGCACAAAAGGTGTTGCGCGATTGTATGGATTTCCAGACATCACCGACGCTAGAAGAATCGTTGTCCGATTTCACCGACTTTTTTGTTAGCAACGATTTGAAATATGTGTGGTCAAATGGAGCAGACTTCGATCTGCCGATTTTGGTCAATGCTTATCATGCTGTTAGAAAAACCGAGCCGTGGGATTTTTGGAATTCGCGCTGCTATCGAACAATAAAATCATTGTTTCGTTGCGAAGAAGAAACGAACGCAATGCCACACAATGCTTTGTCTGATGCCACCTATCAAGCAAAGCATCTATCGAAAATCATGGGAGCAGGAAATTGAGCTTTATCGAAACGTTGTTTGACACTGACGACGAGATCGTTTCCAAAGAAGAAAAATTCAAGATTGCTAAACGGCGGTTTGTCGAACGCGTCGAAGAAATTGGCGGAAAAACCGGCGACTACATCGATGCTATTGTTCGTGTGTGCGAAGAAGAAGGAATCGACGAAATGACTGCTGCTGCTTTCACGCGCGGAACGCTGCGAAAATTGGTCGAACACGAAGCGATGTCAAAGAATTTGCTGAAAGACAAGCTAGACGTGGTGGAATTGCCATTTGACGGCGTTTGAAGTCTATCGAATTTATTGCGCGTTAAAAGCACATTTCAGCGGACGGTTTAATGTAGTTGAGCATGGACTTGGCATCAAGTGTAAGCGATCAGCATTTGACAAACGAAACGATAAATTATTCTTTGAACGACTGGCCAACAAGCACATCGATTATATCGTTCCGTTTTTTGTTGCTAATTTTGTTGACAACCCAGACAAGTACATATTTGAGCTACAACTGAACGCAGAAACGGAAGAAATTTACTTCAACTGGAAAAAGAGGGTCACGACACTACACAAAAACGCAAAAGAAGAATTGGCTGAAATCAAATCATTCATGGTCGAAAATGACTTAACTTTTAATGATTTGTTTGCTATAATTGATGGTAAATATCCGATCATATATAGAATGGTTCAGCAAAAATACTTGTCCATAGAGACTTATATCTTGTTGGACAAAGCAGTTGGATTTCACGATTATTTTTGTGAAATTCTACCAGACATCGATGTCACATTCGACAATTTCAATCGGCGAGTGATTGGTTACAAGCCGTTTTTGTTGTTGGATAAAGCACGATGTAAACAAATCGTCAAAGACACGTTCATTGGCGATCAAACTTAGCCGCAAAGAGAGCCGCAATAGGCCATAGGCATAGACAAAAAGGAGAAAATATGTCATTAGCAGCACTGAAAAAATCACGAATGTCGTTTGAAGAATTAGCAAAGAAGTTCGAGAACGAAAAGAAATCAACACAAAAGGACGACCGCTTTTACTATCCTGCGCGCGATGATAATGGCAATGCTCATGCCGTCATCCGTTTCTTGATGCCACCAGAAGGAGAAGATTCTCCGTGGGTCAAAACTTATTCGCACGCATTCAAATCCGATAGTGGTCGCTGGTTCATCGAAGAATGTCCAACGACAATCGGCAAAGATTGTGTTTGTTGTTCTGAAAACGGTAAATTGTGGAACAGCGGCATCGAATCCGACAAAGACATCGTTCGTCAACGCAAACGTCGCCTACAGTATGTAGCAAATATTTTGGTCGTCGAGGACAAGAAGAACCCTGAAAATGAAGGCAAGGTCTTTTTGTTCAAATTCGGAGCAAAGATTTTCGACATGATCAAGGGCGCGATGTATCCCGAATTCGACGACGAGGAACCATGTAACGTGTTCGATTTCTGGGAAGGTGCTAATTTTAATCTGCGCATTCGCAAAGTTGCCGGTCAAACGAACTATGACAAATCATCGTTTGGTTCGCCAGCACCAATTGCTGATTCCGACGAAAAGATTGAGCGTATCTGGAAGCAGGAGTATTCGCTAGCCGAATTCTTGTCGCCCGACCGCTTCAAATCGGAAGAAGAACTAGCAAAATCATTTGCTCGCGCCGTTGGTGGAAATGTTGCTGCTCCGGTAGCAGAAGCAAAAACAGCACCAACTGAAACAGCACCCGAACCAATTGCTGCTGTTGCTTCGTCTGAACCGACAAGCTCGGCGATGGATTTCTTCCGCAAGATGGCAGAAGAAGATTAGAAGCGTTGATTCAATGCTGAACAGATTGGGGTGGCTTCGGCCACCCTTTTTTGTTAAAGTGAATTTCTTTTATCTGCGTGAATGAACGAACCATCATCATTGAATGTTGTGGGCGTGCCGACGATTTGTTCGTTCGTGGTGTGATTGTTGATCATGGTTGGAGCATTGTTGACAGCGATGGTCGATGAATTTTTCTTTTCCGCTTTTCTGATTTCGCGGTTTGCTTCTTCAACATAGTTGCTCTTGAATTCCGACATTTCTGAATTGACTTTTTTGGTCGTGACATAGACGTTCTCGGCGCTCAACGTGACGGTCGGTGAATTGGTGTTGTTGTCAACGAACGATGAAACATTGTTGTTTGTTTGTGCTGACAATTCCGAAAATTTGTTTGTCACGTTTTCTTTTCTGACTTGAACCGCTTTTGCTGATTGATTGACAGCAACTGCTTTTCGTTTTTCGTCGGCAATTTTTCTTGCTTCTTCAATAGCACTTTTGCCACTGATTTGTTGTTCTTTGGTTGGCACGTTGTTATTGTCGTCCGAAGCAAAGGACTTGATCACATCATAGCCGGTTAGCATAGCACCGCCAATAGCAATAGCACCAGCCAATTCTGGAGCAAGCAGTGTCGCGCCGGCAGCAAGAGCGATTTTTGACAGAATGCTCTTGCTGAACCATGCGCCAACTCTGGCAGCAGTTTTGCCTTTGAACAAAGAAGATGCTTTTTCTTTGATCGATTTCATCAAACCAACTTTCTTTGATTTCTTCCCCTCGGTTGGTTTTTCTTGATTCTGAATCGGGACGGTTGTCATTCGTCTCGTTGCTGACGAACCAGCAACGGCACCAGCAGCAGAAGCGATGCCACGTTTCCCGAAAATCTTAATGAAATTCCAAAACGATGTCAAGGCTCGCTTCAATCCTTTGAAAATTCCGATTGATGCGACAAGCGAAACACCAAAAGACGTGATCGATCCAATGACAGAAGTGATAGCAGATACCAAGCTAGAAAAAACAGCAACCAAAATGCCACCAAGAGCAAGCAACATTCGTCCAAAACCAAAGCGTTTTTGCTTCGTTGTTTTCTTTTCGATTTTGTTCTGATGTTTCGTTTCGCGGCTTGTTTCAATCGCCAGTTGCTTGTCAATCGACGATTCTTTGTATAGACTGGCGACCGACGTTTGATCTTCGCCTTTTTTGATCGTGTTAGCAATCAATTTTGCGCGTTCCGCTTTCATTTCTTTGCGCATTTTCATTCGATCGCGAGCCGAATTGTATAGACTGGCGACCGAATTTTTTGCTACATTGATGATTGCCATTCCTACGGGAGACGTACCAAGCGCACCTGCCATACCAGCAATCAATGAATCTGACATATTGCCGATTTTATTTGCTAGACTATCAAGACGATTGTCGGATGAAGCAAAACCGCGCTTCAAGGTCTTGATTTGTTCTTCTAGCAATTCGCGTTCTTCGTCTGAAATGTTTTTATCTTTCTCAACGATTCGCGTCAACTCTTTTAGTTGTTCTCTGGCAACTTTGTTTTCTTCCGAATTGCCACGACCTTGTTGTGCTAATTCGTCCAATTTGGTCACGACGTGTTTGGACAATTCCGATTTTTCCGAAACAGCAGAAAAGGTGCTATCATTGACTGAACGAATGATGTCAAAGATGTGAAAGGCGGCATTTGCTCTGCCAACCAAACTAACAAGAGCTTTTTCGTTTTGGTCATTTTCCGCTATTGGCGATCGACGAAAATCGCCGCTTGCGTTGCTGGCTTCGACTTTCGCCTTCACTGCCGACAAATCGTTCATGCTTTCGCTTCCTCTTTCTTTTCGCGCAAACGAGCGAGAATCATATATGTATAGATTTCTCGTTCCCACGGCAACATATTTTCCAATTCGGTTAAGCTATAATGAAGTTCGTGAATCAGCTCGAAGTTCAATTTATAGAACGATTGGAGATCATCACTTATCAAGATTAGTCGAAAAAACTATCGATCCCCGAAATGCGAATTGTGTCTGTTGCACCACATTGAGCGCATCTATATTTAACGTCAAGATATAGTTGTTGGGTCGATGAAATCCAATTTTCAATTTCTTTCATTTGATCGTCCGAAAAACTATCGACAAAATCAGCGATTTCATCTTTGGTCAAATCCTTTGTCAACCAGACTTGATCGTTGTCGTAAATCGATTCGATATGCGCATACAGCACAAGAAAATGCTTCTCGACTTCCGAAAAATCCGAATTTTCAATAGCAGACAACACTTCAACCGACGGCACTGCCATCTTGATCCCAACTTCTGGTGTCAATTCTATGACGTTATTTTCGTTTTGTTCGGTGACTTTGACATCGTGCAAATCAACGTCGATGTCATTCACCATTCCGCATTTTTCGCCATCAACTTCGTTTTCGCAACGGAACGATAGTGTCGTTGTATAGCCTTTGGCTTTGGCTCGAATTTGTAAAATCAACCATTCGAGATCGGTAGCACACAATTTCTTGGTGTCAACTTTTCCGAACGTACAATTATTGACGATTTGGTGAACAGCAGCAATCATATCTTTTTCTTCGCCAGACGATTCGGCGATAATCAAAATCTTTTCTTCTTTGACCAAGAATGGTCTATATTCAACTTCTCTGCCAGATACGGGAAGCGTCGTTGTTGAAATTGGTGCGTTTAATACGGGTAGTGCCATAAATTAAATCCTCAAATTGTTGACCATTGACGATAAGCAAACTGTACTTCGAACGTGGCGATTGTGTCCGTCGTGTCAAAAGACAATTCGATCGATGATATATTCGTCGGGAATACATCAACACATCTAATGGTCTTTGACTTGTTTAGATCGTTGGTTAGTTGCGTTACTTCAATGGTTCCGTAGTATGATTTGGCGAAGCGGAATTGAGCATTGGCTTCGTCGTATATATAATTATGCCAGTTTTCAAAGAAGGTACGTTCTGAATGATCGTCTGACAAACGGAACGTCAAGCGCAACTCATCATAAATGTTGTCATAGGGCAATTTGGTCTGGATTGGACTACCGCGACGAACATCGAATGTGCTGAATGATTTGCCGGGCATCGAAGCAGACACGCATTGAAAGGTGTGATTTCTCGAATCGCCAATAGCCGTCGGAGCAAAAACACTGACTTCATATTTCGTGGGGCGCGCAAACGTAAATTTACTGAAAACCGAATTTACGTCTGTTGCTTCTGTTCCGGGTGTTGTTGGTTTGATGAATGAACCTAGTGGTTTGACTGAATAGAAACCAAAGAATTTGCCAATATCAAAAGTTTTCAAAGCATCCGACAAAACATTGCTGCCGAGAATGTCATTCAAAGCAGCAGCACTCACTCTCGTTGCTGTTGATAAAACTTCATTGGTGACAGTACCAAGAACAGAGCCGACCAATCCACCACTGTTTAGCGTCACATTCACCCAACTAGGCAAAACTCTACTTTTCGTTAATTGTATTCCCTTCTCTACCAGAATTGATGGGTTCTGAATATCAGTGACGCCAGCAACATGAATGTTACCAACGCCCAATTCTCCGGTGATACCATTTACCGTTTTTTGGACGTTGGGCAGGGACTCTAGCGGATTGATTATTGAATCGAGAAACCCCATTATTTTCTCCTATTTCGATGAAACTTGGCCAGCGGCAGATAAATGATGTTCTCCCATTCCTCTTTGGGAATTTCTAGCAAGTTTGATTTGAAATGACTGAACAGATACATTTTGACTGCTGGCTTGAACCGTTCTTGTTTTGCTATAGCAGATAAGGTAGCAGCAGCAATTTGTGGATATTTGCGCTTGCCCGACGCTTTGTTCAAAGCATTCAACAATTTAGTTCGCACGTCTGGTGTTAAATAGTGGAAATTCAAGCCGTAAATATGCTTTGCGTCCGCTTTCCAGAACATCGTTAGTGGTGCGGCGTCCCAAATCGGCAATGTGTCTTTGTATTTTGCGTCATATATACACAGATACATTTTACCACCGACCGGCTTGGTTACTTCCTTGAAGCCGGTACTTTTCAGCTTAATTTTCAACCAAAGAATCGATTGTCTTGCTTTTGCTGCTAGACGCGACGATGATATTTTGGTTTTTAGTCCCGATAAAATCGACATAATATTATTTATAGAGGTTATCAATGGCATACAAAGGATTTTTCACACCCACAAATCCCGAAAAATGGATTTCGACAACAAAAGGTCTGGGTGGTGGACGCATCCAATATCGCAGTTCGTATGAACGCAAATTCATGGGATGGGCCGACACATGCCCGGACGTGTTGAAAATTGCTTCGGAAGAAGTGGTCGTGCCCTATCGTTCACCACTAGATGGCAAGATTCATCGTTACTACGTCGATTTCTATATCATGCTACAATTACCGAATGGCGAAATCGTTGAAAAATTGATTGAAATCAAGCCAGCGAAAGAAACAAAAATGCCACGACAAAAGAAGAACCAAAAGCGTTACATCCAAGAATGTAAAACGTATGCGGTCAACCAAGCAAAATGGGAAGCGGCACGAAAAGTGGCGAAAAAGAACAACTGGGAATTTGTCATTATGACTGAAAAAGAGCTTGGGATTCGCCGCTAAATAATAGTCATGGCATCAATGACTTATCCTTCGGAATTTGACGATTACAGTTCATTCGTTTACTTTGAAGCATACAAGTACATCCCAACGGTCGAGAATGAACCTAGTCAATCCGGCGAAGGCTCCAACATCAAGAACAAAAAGTATGACTTGTCGCTATTGGACGACATCACGCTCTATTTCCCAAACGAAAGTCAATCGACGCAAACGCTTTCATGGAACGAAAAAGAAGGCGGGATGCTGATGCGAATGTTGAAGCGCGGTGGTGTTGTTGCTGACGCATTCAAAAAATCAACGTTGTCCGACCATAGCGCATTGACCAACGCATTGAAAGATCAAGGATTGGAAGCAGCCAAAGATATTTTCTTCGGTGGTTATTTGCTAGATAAACTTGGTAAATCGGAAGGCCAGATTCAAAATCCCTTGAAAGATATGTTTTTTGGTGGCGTCAATTTCAGAGAACACGAATTCAGCTTCGATTTTTCGCCGGTAAATCAAAGCGAAGCAAACGAAGTTAGAAACATCATCCGAGCATTCAAGAAAAATTCATTGCCAAGCAGTGTCAATGGTTCAATGATGCCATATCCTCCGACTTGGAAAATCACAGCAGTTCGTGGTGGTCAAGAAGTGCAGCAATATAAAAAGTGTGCTATCACTTCAATCAACACAAACTATTCACCAGATCAGGTGATTGCTAACCTTGAAGATGGTTCGCCAGCACACATCAAACTGACACTATCCTTCAAAGAGATTGAATTGGTGGCAGGCAACGACTATGATTCTTTGCCTGACAATTCTTATGGTTATTGACAATGAATTATTTTGACAATATCCCACTACTAACGATCAATGGTTATACAACCAAAGACATCACTCGCAGAGCGCACATTTCCAATTTGATTAAAAACAAAGCGGACTTCTTCTATTTCTACAACGTCAAGGATGGCGAAAAGATCGAAGATGTTGCTTACAATCACTACGAAGATGCCGGGCTTCATTGGTTGGTGATGCTGATGAATGATATTGTCGATCCATTCTATGACTGGGTGTTGAGCAACAAAGAATTGGATGCGTACATAGCAGCAAAATATACCGACCCGGAAGCAACCCACCACTGGTTGCTAAATGGTGTGATCTATAATCACAATGTTCAAGGTTCAGTTGCTATTTCAAACAGACAATTCGAGATTGACGAGAACGAGAAGAAGCGGAAAATTCAACTCGTTCGCCCGGATTATATCAATCAAATCTTGCGTGAAATCAAAACTCTGCTATTATGAAACGCTATATTCAGGGCGGAATCAGTATATATTCGATGACACTAACTTCGGATGGTGGCAAATCCGTTGACATCACCAATTTGTTTGTCGAAATGTCAATCTATGAAGATATATTCTCTAATGGCATTTCTGGTCATGTGAAGCTGGTCGATTCTTTTCATCTACCGGAAACGCTGCCAATCATAGCAGAAGAAACGTTGACTGTTTCGTTCAATTCAAACAAAGATAGCAAGTGGCAGTTCACCAAGAGCTTTAGAATCAACCGAATCGAAAAATATACGGTCGATGAAAACGAAAATCTATCAACTTATGTTCTTCAATTCGTTTCACCAATGTTTGAATTGAATCAAAAACTGCGGCTGAACATGAGCTTTGGTTCAGAACAAAAGGGAATGCTAGCAAGCGACATCGTGACAGAAGTTGCTACTAAGCACATGGGAATTCCGGCGAAAGAATTGAAGGTCGAAAAATCACGATTTGATCGACACGTCATTTGCGGCAACTGGACGCCATATCAGCTATTTAATTTCTTGGCTCGAACAGATATATTGGACGCAGGTGCTGTTGAAAACAACAAAATGTCATCGTTTTTGTTCTTTGAGGACAGAGACGGCTTCAAATTTGTTTCGATTGCTTCAATGGTCGAAAACAAACTACATTCGGGCGAAGATTTGTTCGAAGCAATCAATTTTCGACCAAAGCCAGATCAGAACAAATCAAAAACGATGCTGACTACAGAAAACCAAGTATTGTCGTATGATATTGTGTCGTGGCAGGATTCGTTGGACAACACGATTTCTGGACTTCATTCATCGCGCAACATCTATCACGACATCATTAACAAGACGATCACTGTATCGGATTTGCTATACAAAGACGCATTCAATCAAATGACGCACGTTGACGACAAATTGGCTTATCCGCTTGAATCGAACAGAAAGACGATGCCAAAAGAATCGACTTTGGTTCTGCCGAGCGAATATCACTATGCTAATGATTTGAAATTGACCAGAAAGTGGAAGCAAGAACGAAACATTGCTATTCAGGAATTGAAAAACTACAACATCGTGGCCGTTGTGAATGGTAGCACTAGATATAAGGTGGGAATGGTTGTTGATTGTCACAACATTCATTCCACCAGAAGAAAGCCAAACGACACCAACTATGATTATGAAAATCTGAACGGGAAATATGTAGTGACTAAAATCCGACACGATTTCACGAAGCACAAATACGTTCAGGCTCTCAATCTAGCCAAAGGGAGTATGAAGCGGATATGATTAACTCAATGGGCATGTTTCCGTTCTTTTGGTATGGTGTGGTCGAAGATCGAAACGACCCGCTGAAATTGGGTCGCGTTCGTGTGCGCATTCTCGGTAAACATTCAAAAGAATTGAAAGAGAACATCAAAACGGGCGAAGGTGTGCCAGTGACATCGCTTCCTTGGGCGCATCCAGCAATGCCAATCACCAGCGCTAGCATGAATGGCATCGGCGAGACGCCGGTCGGACCGGTCGAGGGCACATGGGTCATCGGAATTTCGCGCGACGGCGATGCCTGTCAAAACTTGGTGTATATGTTCACGTTGCCGGGCATTCCACAAACAGAGCCGGCGATGGAAGGCTTTAACGATACAGAAGAAACAATCAAAGCAGCAGATCGTCCGCATCCATTAGGCGAAAGCGGTTCAAAATATCCAAAGAAATCTCACTTGAAAGAAGCAGACACCAATCGTCTTGCTAGAAACGAAAAGATCGATCAAACAATCGTCAAGAAAAAACGCGACAGTGAAGATAAAAACGTCCATGTTGCGCACGGTGGCAGTTGGAATGAACCGACGACACCATATCAAGCAACCTATCCATTCAATCGCGTTTTTGAATCAGAAAGTGGTCACATCCACGAGATCGACGACACGCCCGGAGCAGAACGCTTACATGAATACCATAGAAGCGGCACGTTCAATGAAGTTCATCCAGACGGCACGAAAGTTGAAAAGATCGTCAAAGACAACTATGAAATCATTTTAGGCAACGATAACATTCACGTCAAGGGGAATTGTAACATTTCCATCGATGGCGACGCGAAAGTTTACGTCAAGAACAACGCAGATATTGAAGTCGGTGGGAATTTGACAGAAACAGTTGCCGGTAACTATTCATTGACAGCCGAAGGTGTAGTGACAATCATCGGTCGACAAAAGATCGACCTGAACCCGTAAAATGCCCGGTTTCACACCATCAAACGCCGATATGGGAACGGTCAATGTTGGTGATGTGCTGAACGACACGATCACTTGGAGCAAGACCAATTTCCAACTAGACGGATTTCGCATCGAAGCAAATGAATTTCCAACGTCACCAGATTTTTCGATTGTAGCGTCAACAACTGACGTTCAGATCAGCGGCATTGTGCCGAACCCGTGGGGTTACATTTCAGCGCAATACACTGACCACAACGACACACTACACACGATGAATGACATAATCGATCCAATCGTCGATTTGCCCAACAATGACATAATGCTACATTTGGTGAAGCTCGAATATGATTCAACACCAAGCCAAGTCTTTCATTTTACAGTTCATGCCGACTGGAGCGAGCTTGACCCAAACACAAACGCACCAAAAGTACCAGCGGTAACAGGAACAGACACACAGACCTATTTCTACACCGTGCTGAACAATTGGACGGGAAACAAAAACAATTTTGACACACTGAAAGCAACGGGAAGGATTAGATAGATGCCAGCGGTTCATCTAAAGGGGCAAAAGGGCAGTGGGCATGGTTGCTTTTCTCCACGACCGAACATTCAGGGTTCGCCGAACGTGTTTGTCAACAGCACGCCAGTTCACAGAGAAGGCGACGCATGGGATTCGCATGGATGCGGTGTTTGTATTCCTCATGCCGGCAGCTTATCAAAGGGTTCATCGACAGTGTTTGTTAATGGTTCAGGAATCGCTAGAATCGGCGATCCAGTTGATTGTGGTTCCGTCTGCGCAGAAGGTTCGTCGAATGTGTTTGCTGGCGGCTAGCGAGCATAAATAATAATATGCCAAAATTCATTGATTTGAACCCGACATTTGCTGCTCATCCTAAAACTGGCGATCTAACTCGCCTATATGATGAAAATTCAATAAAAAATTCAATCAAATCTTTGATTTTGACAAATCACTATGAAGTTCCCTTTGCTCCTTGGAAAGGTGGCAATTTGATCGATTTGTTGTTTGAGCCAGTGACGCAACTAACATCGTTCAAAATCAAAAAACGAATCGAAGATACAATCACCAACGAAGAACCGCGCGTGACACTGAAAAACGTCTATGTTTCATTCAATGAATCATATAACGCTTATGACGTGAAAATTCATTTTACGATCAACAATGACAACACACCGATCATTCTCAATATGATACTACGGAGAGAAAGATAATGTCGGCATCGAATACTGTAGCAGAATTAGATTTTGCCAAGATCAAACAAAGTCTAATCGACACGTTCAAAACAAATCCAACATTCACTGACTACGATTTCAGTGGTTCAACTGTTTCAGCACTGCTCGATATGCTGGCTTATGTTACTCACTATCAGGGCGTATATGCCAATTTAGCATTCGCAGAACGATTCATTGATACAGCACAACTACGCAACAGCATCGTTTCATTAGCAAAGGAATTGGGTTATTTTCCGGCGCAAGCAGCACCAGCGAAAGCGACGTTGACATTATCAATCGATGCTGCGAACGTTCCGGGCAATCCTAGCAGCATTATTTCAAATTCAAAGATCAATTTTGTTGGCGTTGACACCAACGACAACAATCACGAATTTTGGTCGCAAGCAGACGTGGTGTTCAATCTAAACAATGGTGTCTATAGTGCCGATTTGACGCTGACACAAGGCACACCAGTCGAACAACGATTTGTATATACGAATGTTGGTCATAGAGCAGAGTTCATTCTTCCCAATTCAAACATCAATCTTGACACAATCGTCGTGAAAGTGAAAGATAATTCGTCTGTTCCTGATTCACAAGCGGTCACATGGAACAGATCACAAAACATTGGCAACAACACCAGCAGTTCATTGATTTGGTTTATTGAAGAAACAACTGACAATAAGCTACGTTTGAGCTTCGGTGATGATGTGATCGGCAAAGCGCCGGCATTGAACAATGAAATCATTGTGACGTATGAAATCAGCGAAGGTAGCGCAGCAAACACATCAAAAGGGTTTTCAATCACGTCTGCTAACGTCGCTGGTTATAGCCCCAATCTATTCACAATCAGCAATGAAGTTCAAGCACAAGGCGGTACTGACCCAGAACCGATTGAATCAATCCGCTTGAATGCTCCGGGTGTCTATGCTTCACAACAACGAGCAGTGACGATAACCGACTATAGAGCATTGCTATTAAACAAGTTCCAATGGATCAAATCGATCAACGTCTGGGGCGGCGAAAACAATTCCGTTCCTCAATATGGACAAGTTTATATTTCTATTGTGCCGGATTTTGGGACGAAGATGACACTGGCCGAACGAGATAACGTTTCTGCCTTTTTGAACACGGTGTCAATCGTCGGCACAGGCATTCACTTCGTCGATCCGTCAATTCTATATGTTGACACAACGACAACAGCAAAATATAGCAGAGATTTGACTTCTGATTCGCACGTTCTAGTTGAGGCCGCTATTGACGCTGCTATCGATTCATATTTCACGACAACAAGCGGACTGCTCAACCAAAGCATCAATTTCTCCAAACTGCTAGCAGCAATCGATGCTGCTCATATTGGCGTGACATCAAATATCACTGACCTGAATTTTCACATGGACATCATTCCTGACACGGTTCATTCAGCGGACGTTGTTCTGGACTTCACCAATGCTATTGTTGCCGGTTCGGTGATGACGAACACTTGGACTTCACCAAACGGCGATTCGGTTTATATGAAAGATGACGGTAACGGCAACATTCATTATGTTGTTAATGGCGTTGAATTAAAGAATAGCGGCAACCAATACAACGTCGATTATACCAACGGCATCATCACACTGAACGGATTTCTACCGAACATCGCGCCAGCTTCAACAATCACATTCAATGCTAAACCACAATCGAACGATTTGGTTGGTGGGCGTTCAACAATCATTGAAATCGGCAACAAAAACACAACGGCAGTTCTAGCATGACACCAAAAAAGCTATCAATTTTCATAGATAGGTTTTTGCCTTCGCATTTAGTCGAAGAATATCCATACTTGAGAGATTTCATGTATGGATATTTACAGTTTTTGGAAAGAGACAACGGACCCTATGACATCATAGCAAAATTGCTGGTTGATGAAAATATCAGCAACTCGGTTGCTCTATATCTCGATTCATTCCAGCAAAAATACACGCCATTCATGCCGAAGGTGAACGTTGCTGATATTGAGCTAATTGTTCAGCAGATTCGCGCCTTCTACAACAAAAAAGGAACCGAGGACTCTTTCCGTTGGTTGTTCAGGGCTTATTATGGGCAAGAAATCGATTTCTATTACCCAAGAAACGACATTCTTCGGGCTAGCGACGGCGATTGGTATGCTCCGATCAAATTGGTTTTGGTTGACCAGAATGGAACGTTGATTGCCGACAAGACAAAATATGTTGGCACAACTTTCGTGGGCAAAACTTCTGGTGACAGATCGAAAGTTGAAAAAATAGAAGTCGGAATCGATGCTACTACTGGAACGAGCATCACTTATGCTACAGTCATTGGTTCGTATGGACTGCTACAGCAGGGCGAGCAAATCGTTTGTCTTGAATATCCAACCGATCAAATTTTCATTCGTGATGCGGCAAATTCGATCATAGAGGTCGGCGGGAAGTGGCGAAATACCAACGGCCACATATCATCAAACAAAATGATTCAAGACAATTACTACTATCAGGATTTGTCTTATGAGATCACGGTCGGTATTTCGCCCGACACGTTTTTACTTTTAGCAAATAACGCAATTCATCCGGCGGGACGCAAACTATTCGCTAAAGTTTACATTAAAAATTCGGCACAAGACACCAACAATGTTGTAGCACTAAGCGAACGACTTTTGTCTATCTACAATAAATACACCATAAGCGCGTTGATTGGATTGAACGACGTTATTATTAGTGCTGTTCCGACAACACCGTCAATCATGTATTTTTCAAATGTGTTCAACACCACGCCAAACACAATTTACTTGAACGACAACACGATCAACTTGAACAACGGCAACACATTTTTGAACAACACAACTTATGTTAGTGGCGTTAGTTGGTCGAACCAAACGCAGTTGTTTTCTGACAACGCATACGTTAGATAAAAGAGGACAAAATGGCAGCAATTCTTTCATATTCAAACAAATTAGCACAAGCCAAAGCATTCATCGACAATCACAAATCGACGAATGTTCTATATTATGGCATTGGGCACTCTGTTCCGTGGACAAACGAAACAAATCCACCGGCACCAGTGGCCAGCATTTTCGAGGAAAAAACAGTTTTTGGTGATTTGCTTGGCGCTCATCTAGTCAACACCAAAGACATTGTGCCAGTTGTCCCAAGAAAAGATTGGACGATCAACACCGAGTATTTTTTGAAAGATGACACAATCGCTAACACACATAGCATCGATTTCTATATTCTAACGTCAAACAACGAAGTTTATTTGTGTAACTCAAAAACAAGTGCTGGTACTCTTTCTACGGTCGAACCAACTGGCACTGGTGTTGGTGGAATTGTTGACACCGGTGATGGTTACACATGGAAATTTTTGTATGACATCAATGCTTATGATGCCGCGAACCTAATGAATACGACGTGGATGCCTGTAAACTATTCAGACCACATTTCGACGCTTCAAACATCTTCTGGCGATACCAACGCAATCAGAACACTTGACGCGAATGCCGTGTTGGTTTATACGAAGATTGGCGACTTGGATTTACCGTCTGGCATCACTTATCGTCAAGTTTCGATCATTGAAAATCCACTTGAAGCAAATTCAAATCCAGCAACAGCACCAAACTATTCACAACCAGCAGACCCGACCAATCCAGATTGGCTAACTGACAGTGGTTCGATTTTGTATATTGACAATAGACCACCAATCACGAGAAACATCGGACAAAACGAAGAATTTTTCACCGTACTCGAATTTTAAGCGATAAATAGGTTCAAGGAGTTTATTCAATGCCATCTTACAATGTTTCGCCATATTACGATGATTTCGATGCGGCAAAAAATTATCTTCGCATTTTGTTTCGTCCGGGACGTGCTGTTCAAGCGCGCGAATTGACGCAAGCACAAACCATTCTTCAAAATCAGATTGCTTCATTTGGCAACAACATCTTCAAAGACAATTCGCGTATTCTTGGTGCTGAAATCTATGTCAAATCACAAAAAATCACACTGACGGTCAACCCGGTTGATAGCAATAATGCTTCGGTCGATGTCAATGCTCTGCTGAATCAAGAAATTCAAAAGCTGAATGACAACACCACCAAAGCACTAATTTCACACGTTGACGCGACAAACAACAAAGTTTTGCTGACTCTACATGGCGGCAAGTTTGCTGTTGGCGATCAATTCGTCACAATCGATCCGGTCACCGGAAATCCGAATGCCGTCAAATATACCATCGACGGAATCAACAACTCTTTGATGGCATATATCAACGATGGCATTATCTATACTGGCGGCTTTTTCGCAACGGTAGCCAAACAAGAAATTGTTGTCGATACATCCGACACTATGCTCAATAATGAACACGTCGTCGGCTATATCGTCACTGAAACAACGGTCGATTCGGTAGCAGACCAGACTTTGAATGATAATGCTGCCGGAACAATGAATTTCAACGCACCGGGCGCAGATCGTTTGAAGAAAACAATCACACTATCTTCTGTTCAAGTGGTGCGTGATGCTGGTGGTTCGGACGTAACTGTTTATCCTGACAACTTTCAGAAGATTCTTGTCGTCAAGAACGGCGTGTCTGTTTCGGACAACATTCAAAAAGTCAAATATGCTGAAATTCTTGATTTGATGGCCGAACGGACAAAGAAAGAATCGGGCAACTATACAATCAGCGAATACACATACACAACTGAAAACGACCCCAATTCTCAAACAACTTTCAATTTGAAGATCGGACCGGGAGAAAGTGTTGTTGATGGCTATAACTATATCAATCAATCGACATATACGATGCCGATTCCTAAAGCAAGAACAACCGAAACAGCAAACAATCAGCAACTATATTTTGCTGCTGGCATCGCTGTTGAATTAAGTTCGGTTTCGGTAGCAGCATTTGACGTTGATGCGGAAGAAACGGTTGAAATCTATAACGACACTGCTGCTGTTGGCACGCTGCTAGGAACAGCAAGAGTTTTATCAGCAGGCTTAAACACTTATGGCGAATTGACGCTCTACCTAGAAGAAGGTTCTAACGTTGTTAGTAAATTGGCGTCTGCTCGCTCAATCAAAGGATTGACTAGTGGCGCGATCGGTGTCGTCAAATTGTCTGCTGGCGCTCCGGTATATCAAGTGCTGAACAAGAATGATGCCATTATCGATGTTATCAGTTCATCGCTATATGACAACATTTCAAATATCCCCAACACAAGCGTTTCCTACGATATAGTAAAAACGTATAAAGCCGTACCAGAATCAGCAGTGAATGTTCACACGCTGACAGCACCCGACACAACAACCGACTTCTACATTTCATCCGGCGTTTATTTGGTCGTGGATAGTGCTACCGGTGCTGTTCTAACGAACCCAACTGACTACACCTATAGCGTAGCAAACCAAAATGGTGGACTATCGTCAATGACAATCACCACCGCCGCTACTCATGCTAACATCGATGTCATTGTTCCTATGTATAAATCGGTTGGTTCGTTGCGCACCAAGACGTTACACAAAAACGTGCAGGAAACATTGACAGCAGACGCAAATGGTGTTATCACTTTAACAAATTATGATATTCTTCAATTCATTTCAGTTGAAGATATGACTGATCCAGCAAACCCAGTTGTCGTCCCATCATCGTCTTATACGACAGACAATGGACAAACTGACTGGGCATATAACGTTGGTTCTGTTTCTGGTTTGACAGCAGGAACCAGTTATCGTGTGACATACGATCACTTTTCTCACTCATCGACCGGCGATTATTTCTCCGTCAATTCATACATGAGCGCAGCGAACACCGATCCAGTTACCGGCTATGCTAATTTGTATAGCATGATTGGCAATTATATTTCACCATCAACCAACTACACCTATAAATTGATTAACTGTATTGATACTCGACGTTCGCCAGCAATCGCTTCGTCTAGCAAGATTCGAGCCAATAGTCAAAATCTACAGTTGGACTATGATTTTTATGTTGCTCGAATTGATAAAATCTACATTTCAAAGACTGGGGTGTTTTCTCGAATTGAAGGCTATCCAGCAGCGGTTCCGGTTGAACCAGCAGCAAAAGACGGCATGGTGTTGATGTCGCTGTTCGTTCCACCATACACGCACGACGCGAAAGATACGCAGGTTGCTTTGGTTGAACACAAACGATTCACAATGGCCGATATTGCTGCTATCGAAAAACGTTTGAGCAACGTCGAAGATTATGTTTCGTACAACATGCTCGAAAAAATGGCGTCTGACCTGACGATCACTGACGCGAATGGTTTGAATCGATACAAAAACGGAATTTTCGTTGACAATTTCTTAACCCACTTGAACGGTGCTACAAATCACCCAGACTATTCCGTTACAATCGACGCAATCAACGGTGGCATCATTTCGAGACAGATCGAAGATTTTAATGCTCTAGTCATCGATAAAGTAAACAGCAGCGGGATTGTGGTCAACGAAAATACGACCGATCCAGCAATGAGTTCTGATACTGCTACTCTTGCTTATACCGAAGTTGCTTATATCGAACAATTAGCAAACACCAACACGATCAATGTGAACCCGTATGCTGCTATTGTTTGGCATGGCACAATGTCGATCAATCCGGCCACCGATATTTGGGTCGATACTCAATACGAGCCAACAATCAATTTGAGCTATGGTCGCGTTGTTCGTCCAGCTTGGACTTCAACTTCAACGACAGCAATTCACGACGAATATACGATGGTTTATAACCCGTGGAATGATCCGAATGTTGATATGACTAGCCTAATGGCGACGCTCAATTCGCGCAAAGATCAGGGCATTCCACACCAAGATACAGCAGCACAAAGAAGCGCAAATATCGATGCTGCTTTCAATGGTGGTGAACAGACTTCTGGTTGGGTTCAGTTGATCTATGAACGTGACAGAACAATCACAACAACCACAACCACGACCAGAATCGTTCCGACGACCACTTATACGTCAACGGACACGGTTGTTGGTTCGGCGATGCTTCCTTTCATGCGAGCAACGCAGATCAACTATACGGCGAAAGGAATGCGTCCGAATACACAACTCGTGGCCACGTTCGACGGCATTGATGTATCAGCAAATTGTTCTAATTTGATGGTTGACCAATATGGCAACTGTTCGGGCACATTCAGTGTTCCGGCGGGCAAATTCAACACCGGCACAAACGTTCTGATTCTCGAAGATGTGGACAAAACAACCGACGCATCGGCTTCTCACGTTAGCAGCGGTCGCGTCGATTATCACCAGATCACAACGACCGCTATCCACAGCTATCGGGTTATCACGACATCATGGACAAACACAACCACACAAGATAGCTATGCTACGGTGTGGGCAGACCCGATTGCGCAGAGCTTTTTGGTCACAACCGAAAATGATGCTGCCGGTGTCTATGTGTCTAGTGTTGATCTATATTTCAAGACGAAAGATGCCACGCTACCCGTCACTGTTCACATCGTTGAAATGTCAAACGGGATGCCAACACAAAAGATTGTGCCAGACTCAACCGTGACACTGAATGCCGCAGATGTCAATGTTTCCGAGAATGGTTGGACACCGACGACATTCAAGTTTGAATCGCCCGTTTATTTGCTCAATTCGCACGAATATGCGTTGGTCATTACGTCCAATAGCAACGAATATCTAATTTGGTATGCTAAACAAGGCGAACCAACTCTGCTAAATCAAGCGGGACAAACAGAAACGAATAGAAGCGGGCAAGCGATTTCCAAGCAGCCATATTTGGGCGTGATGTTCACTTCACAAAACAGTTCAACGTGGAGCGAAGATCAAACAGCAGATTTGAAATTCTCGCTGAAACGCTGCGATTTTTCTTCAACAACAGGAACTGTTCTATTAGACACCGAAGATTTGGTTGCTGCTGGCAAAGACGGGATGACAATTTCCCGCTTTATGACAAACATTTCTCATGTCACACCAGAAGGAACAAATCTAACGTTTGAATACTCAATCGACAATGGAGCAACGTGGACATTCTTCAACGATCTTGAGAAGAATTACTTTAATGCTGTTCAAACTCTTTCAACGGCGGGCGGCAACAAACCATTGACAATTAGAGCAAACATGACTTCCACAAACACTTGGGTCACGCCAATCATCGACCTACAACGTTGCGGTTATGCCACGTCAATCAACGTATATGACGCAACGGGGAATGCTGGCACTTATATTTCCAAGACGGTCAATTTGAACAATCCTGCTCACGATTTGAGAGTTATGATTGATTTGCTCGAACCAACCGGAACAGCAGTCAATGTGTTCTTTTCGACACAAACACCGCAAGTTGCTCTATCGGCAGCAAACTTGGTTGGACCAGACGTGGCGGCAGTTCAATCAACAGTGGGTCAAGATATGTTCGTCTATCATCGTGACGCAACAACTGGAGCATTGACCGAAGCTGGTTCATTCGTGTTGGCGAAAGTTGATAGCACCAACACCTATTTCAATGCTATCAGCAACATCGATATAATTAACACACCAGCGAGCTTTGTCAACGTCGATAAAGTGTTCTATACAAACATTTCTGGCTTGACTAGCGCGGTCGATTGGGCTGCTGGAACACACACCATCGGAACCTATGTGTTCTATCAAAACAATTTGTGGAAAGCACTGGTCACAACTACCACAACACCGGCAGTTAATTCGACGGACTGGCAGTTGATTCCTTCAATGACAACAACCAGCGCGATCACACAAGGAACCGAGACCGTTTGGCGTGCTATGAAGAAAGAGACAACTCTACCAGCAACCGTCGATCCGGGCAAGAAATTCTACACTTATACAATGATACCAGATGTCGTCATTGAAGAACCTTTCACGGCATTTTCGATTCGAATTGAATTGACTGGTTCCGACGGTGCTATTGCTTGTACAGCACAAAATCTAAGGGCTATTGCGGTGACATAACATGAATAGAGACAAAGAAACACAAAGTCTAGTCAACACCGACGTTTCTGCTTATCAGCGACGCTTGAATGAAATCAAGCTAGCAAAAGAAGCGGCGAGGAAACAGCAACAACAAGAAACATTGATGGATCGGGTTGCTGCTCTCGAAGAAAAGGTCAAAAAGCTAGAACAAAAACTCAAGACCAGCAAGGCTAAATAATAATCATGGCACAGCAAATTTTAGATACCGTAGGAACCGGCGATACCATTCAATCCGGTGCTGTAAAAACAAACGCCAACTTTACCGAATTGTATAATTGGCGAGGTTCAGCAAATGGCGTAGCACCGCTCGATAGCAATGCGCTGATTCCTCAACAATATCTACCAGCAATAGCAATTTCAAACACATACGTCGTATCGACACAAGCGGCGATGTTAGCATTGACAGCACAGACCGGCGACATTTGTGTTCGTACAGATACGAATGAAACATATATCTTGAGTGGAACAAATCCGTCTGTTCTCGCTGAATGGACGGTCATTCACACACCGACCAACGTGCCTGTTCAGAGTGTTGCTGGAAGAACGGGCAACATCACTTTGACGGTAGCAGATTTGACGGATGCTGGTACTTCGGCAACCAAGAATGTTGCTGCTGCTGGCGATGCTGCTGCTGGCGAAGTCGTGATGGGAAATGATAGCAGATTAGTTTCAAAAGCCAAATTGTTCTTTTTCGGACAACTGTAAAAACAAAGGAGAAATAAATGGCATCGGGTCAACTAGGCGCTGCGGACTTAACCGCATTGACAAACACTACATTATATACAGCACCGGCTGGAGTCACTAGCACTGTAAATGTCAATTTGTGTAACAGAACAGCAGCACCCGTGACTGCTCGTATTGCGCTATCAACAACAGCCACTCCAACTTTGGGCGAATATATTGAATATGATGTATCTATTCCAGCAAACAGTGCTATTGAGCGCACTGCTATTGTTGTTGGTGGAGGACAGAACATCGTCGTTTATGCTGGTGCGGCTGGTGTTAGTGCTGTAGCAACTGGCTTTGAAGGGTAGTTGAAATGGGACGTTTTGTTGACAAAAGTTTGAGAGGGCTGACGCTCAAGACACAAGAGTTCACGACCAGCGGCACATTTACACCAAGCGATGCTTTGCTATCCGGGCTTGGTTTGGTCGAAGTGTTCTTGATTGGTGGCGGCGGAGCAGGAAATGGATTGCCGACTAGCACCACTTCTGCTGGTGCTTCATCTTTTGGTTCTTTTTTGACTGCTAATGGTGGAAGCGGTGGGTATAATAGAAACACATATTATAACACAAATGTAACAGCTACACCACCACCAGCAGCAGGTGTACCGACACCATCAAGAGTTTTGAATTATATAACCGGTGCGGGCAACACACCGACCAACGCTTATATTAGCTGGGCACCATCATATTCACAACTGTTCGTAGGAAGCGCAGGCGCAAAAAGTCCGTTTGGTGCTGGTGGTGGTGGCTATGTGACAACAAACGTGTCATCATACGGCAACGGAGCGGACGCACCACCAACACATTATGGTGCTGGTGGTGGCGGGGGTTATGGTATATCTGGCAATTTATATTACATTGGAACTGGTGGCAGTTCTGGTGCGTGGGTTTATGCTAAATTGTTCATAAACGAACCAGTCGCCGTCACAATAGGCGCCGGCGGCATAACAACTTCGTCGAATAGTTTGGGTATCGGCGGCAATGGTGCTCCCGGCTATTGCTTGGTGAAATGGTACGAATAGGAGACATCATGCCTAAATTATATGCTATTCTAAACAACAACACAGTCGAAAACGTCATCCAAGCAGACGCCGATTTCATTGCGAACAATTTTCCAGATGCCGTCGATGTCACCGATCAACCAGTGTCGATTGGGCAAATCTATAACGCAAAAACGAAAACCTTTTCGGATTCGACGAAATCAAATCAACAATTGTCGCAAACAATCAGCGAATTGTGCGATGAAATCGATAAAACAGCCGAACAAACACGCACAAAATTCGTCACCGTCGGTCAACTACAACAAACCGTATATGACATCAAAGCGCAAGAAGCAGAACGCTATAAGCAATTGGGCTATCCAAAAGCAACTGCTGATTTTCCCTTGATTGAAGCTCAAGCCAAACACAAGGGAACATCGGTGAAGCAAGAAGCGGACGAAATCATTGCTACCAAGCGTTTGTGGTTGTCATTAGCGGGACAAATTGAAGGGATCAGACTAGCAGCGAAGAAACAAATCAAAAACAGTTCGTCCGAACACCAAGCAAGAACATATTATGATGAAGCAGTCAACAAACTATCACAGCTAGGATAAAAATATGGCACAACAAATAATTGACACCGTAGGAAATACCGATACGATAAAAAGTGGTGGCGATAAAATCAATGCCAACTTCACGGAATTATATTCCAAGATTGGTGCGCAATACGGTTATGCTGAATTGGATGCGAATGGTGAAGTTGTCCAATTTCAGGCTTCGCTTCGTCAAGCAATCGGCAACATCATGTCTCCGTTGGTTCACATTCCATTCAAACGTCAAGATGACGAAGTTGCTTTGTCTGGGCTACAGACATTCACTCGTGCGTCAACCGCGACTTATGTTGACCCGTTGGATGGATTGGTCAAAACAGCAGCGATTGATACGCCACGTTTTGAGCGGATGAGCGATGGCGAAACTGGGATTTTGTTGGAGGGTGCTAGCACGAATTTGATGTTGGATTCCGAAGCGTTTAACAGCGGCCAATGGACTGTAAGTGCAACTACTATTACTGGCAATGCCACTGTTGCTCCTGACAGCACTACAACTGCTGACTTGATCGTTGGTGACACGACGAATGCATATCATCGAGTGTTCCAATATGCAACTGTACCGGCAAATACCGATATAACAATTTCTCGCTATGTGAAAGCAGCGGGATACAACTGGTTTGCACTCAATGCTGCTGGCGTCAGTAATGGTTGGATATGGTTTGATCTATTAAATGGCACTGTAGGTTCGATCGGGTCAGCGGTCAAAAACTATGGTATTACACCTTTAACTAATGGGTGGTACCGAGTTTGGTTGGCCGTGAACACAGGGGCATTAGCAGGTGTCGGTAATGATGGGTGGTTTTGCCCAGCAGACTTTGTAAACACATATATTGGAGATGGAACAAGCGGAGGGTATGTCTGGGGCGCACAACTCGAAGCTCTCCCATTCGCATCATCGTACATCCCAACCACCACAGCAGCAGTGACGAGGGCGGCTGATAGTTTGAGTATCGGCGCATACGGAAACAAACCAATGCGCACAAATTCGATGACATACGTTTGCGACGCCGATCTCATTGGTAACGACCCAACAACGAATCAATATGTTTTCAACGTTGTTGGTGGAAATCAAGATAGCATTCACATAGAGACCACTTTAGCAGTGTCGTCGTATTGGGGTGGAAATTGGAATCACGGCAACCCAAACGACATTTCTCCCACACAAACAAACAGATTGGCACTAATTTCGGACGGCAGTGTATTTCATACCGCGATAAATGGTACAGCCAATAATTCGAGCATGTCTATTGGTGGTGGATCAGTGACAGAATCAACCATAATTATCGGTGCTAGTGGCGCGACGAACGGGAAATTATACGGCCACATCCGCAACTTCCGCATATACGACCGCGCGTTGACACCAGAAGAAATAGCAATGGCGTAAAGGATAATTCAAATGTTCGATTTAATCACTTATTGCAAAAACTCCAAAGCATTTCTCAAAGAAGTACAGCAAAAATTTCCCGACAAGGTGATCTATGACGAATCCGATCCACCAGTTGCGATTGGTGTGTCAATCACCAAGACACCGACAATCAAAAACACAAAAGGAACGCTGGCCGTCGTTCGTTGTGATGCGAAAGAACTTGCGGACATCAAATCATTGAAATCGATCAAAATTCTAGCAGAAGTTCCAATGGGTGGCGATTTGCTTGGTTCAATGACGAAAGCAAATCGTAAAATCTATGATTCAATTCACGACCAGAAACCAAAGCCAGTGCTGGACGAAAAAGGGAAGCCGATGAAAGATAAAAATGGAAAGAAAATCATGTTTACGCCACCGGCATTGATCGGTTCGTTTGCTTAGGGGAGTTTGATAAATGGCACAACTGAAATCTAGTCAAGCAGTTCGAGCAGACAATTTACTAACCGATATATTGACAACGACACAAACTCACTGGTCAACAATATCTGCTAACACAACAGCGTCAAATTTCCGACATCAAGGATTTTTCGTTGACACAACAGCAGCACCAGTAACACTAACTTTGCCAGCGTCACCACAAAACGGCGATAGCGTTTCATTCGTCGACGATAAGGGGACGTTCGCAACTAATATCTTGACGATTAACGGAAATGGTAATTTGATTATGGGCTTAAATACACCAATGACAGCTTCGACGAATTTCGCCAGAAACACTTTAGTTTATTTTAATTCCGATTGGAGACTCACACAATGAGCAAATACGAAGATTTTTTTGATTTTGGTAAAATAAACTGGCAAACATACACGACTAATGTAACGGCCACATCCAATAGCGGGATTTTGGTTGATACGTCGGCAGGTGTGGCATTTACAGTAACGCTACCAGCGACACCAAATCCGGGTGATTTTGTTGTTGTTCGTGATGGTGGTAATAACCTAACAACGACCAATGTCACAATCAGCGGCAACGGAAACACGATCAACGGTTCGACGACTTATGCGATGAACGTTTCTGGTTCATACAAATCGTTCACTTGGTTAGGTAACGAATGGCGAGCAGAAGAAGTGTCGCGGGGCGGGTCAACATCAATTGGTATTGGCGAAATTGTTGAAATGGCTAGCGGCCTAGAATCACCAAATTTCGTCGAAATCGATAAAGCGAATGAAACGCACGTCGATTTGACACAATATCCAGATTTGAATAATGTGATCACAAACAACGGAACAAAACCGGCGCCTTTGGCTGCGATTCAAACAGACACATTAACAACCGCCACTACTAACGCAAACAATGGTATTCGATCTGCCTTCGATTCTACCGGCACAAGATTTGTATTCAGCGATTTCGACAGCACTTTATCCAGAACAGCAAGTGTTTATATTAGAACCGGAGAAACTTGGACAAAAGAAGCCGATTTAACATATACAACAGCAACAATCGATTTATATTATACGGCATATTGCGATATTACAGCAGCAGGCGATCGAATTGTTTTAGGTGGCACAACAAGCGGCAACATTGGCGTCTGTAGCATATTTGTTAGAAGCGGCTCGACATGGACACTAGAAGCAAAAATACAAGCCACAACACCGGCGGCGGGAGATGGGTTTGCTGTCTATGGTGTCGCTATTGATGGGACAGGCACGAGAATTGCTATTGAACAAGGGAATACTGGCACACACATTTACGTTAGAAGCGGAACGACGTGGACTCTTGAGCAATCAATATCAACGGTAGGTACATATTCAAGAATTTCCTTGGATTCGTCTGGAACAAGATTTTTGAAAAAGGGTACCGGAACACAAGCCCTAATTTACACCAGAAACGGGACAACGTGGACTCTTGAACAGGGCATAACGGTTCAAACAACAAGTGCCGCTTATGCCACAATGAACAAGAACGGTGATACAATAACAATTGCTTCAAAAATTTATCGTAGGACTGGAACCACTTGGTCTCTAGTCGCAGATTTGTTCGGCGAATCAATTTTAGATTTAGACGATACTGGCGATTATGTTCTAGCATATTCGACAAATTCGCAAATCGGTCTAAACGTATTCTCTCTATATCGTTATCAGAACGGGACATACAGAAAAATAAACGACTATATTAGCAGTTGGAATGGTACAACACACTTAGATTTGAGTGGCGACGCTGGACACTTTTACGCATCATACTCTGGCTTAACGACACCGTTGATGTTCAAATTTCAACCAAACACGCTAACACTAAAAGACGTTAGTGCGACAAATTTTGGCTTTTCGAAATATATGAGGATTCAATAAATGAAAACCATTTATCTATACGATCAAAGAACAAAACAATTCATCGGAGAACGAAAAGTACCAAAAGGCGTCGAAATTCCATTTTCGACAACAACAAAACCATCATCATCTTTGAAAACGCCTGCGTTTGTTGGGGGGAAATGGCAAGAATTTGATCCAACAACAGTCGTCACACAAAAAACAATCGAACTATCAAAGTTGGATTTTATGAATTTGTTTACGAACGCAGAATTAGTGTCGATTTACACGGCGGCGAAAACGGACGTTGCTGTTGAAGTATGGGTTAAAAAGATGGAAGCAGCGCAAACAATTAACCTATTTCACCAAGATACAATCGATGGCGTGAATGCGCTAGAAGCAAATGGTCTTTTAGCTGCGGGCAGAGCAAAGGAAATTTTAGCGGCATGACAAAAGCAATCTTTTTCTACATCATCGATCTAATCAAATGGCTTTCTGCTATTCTAGCAGGGTTCATCGTCTATCCAATTTTTCCGAAAGATATGAACTATCAAACGTCAAGAGGATATGGAAGATTCAAGAACAAGACAATCGACAAGATTTGGGGCAATGAAATCGACGGTCTTTCCGGTGACGAACCATACCGCAACAACCAAGCGAAGAAATGGTACAGAAAATTGTGGCCGTCGTTCTGGTGGTCTTGTATCCGCAATCCGGCAAACAATCTAGCAAGACACATTCGTTACGAAGGTTCAATAACAGAAAAAACAACGAAAGGAAATTTGACGATCTACACACTGAACACTGGCGATAAAGTTTTCTTTTTCTTCACACCAAACAATCTGCTAATGTGGAAGATTGGTTACAAGTTGTGGCCAGATTCAGCGAAAGTTGGCGATTATGTAATTCCAGAATTAGCGTTTTCTCTCCAACGAGGCAAGAAATGATTTTTGAAAAAATCAAAACTCACTACGACAACCATCGCGCAGACGGTCATCCGTCCGTCGGCGCTATTTTCTCGTTCTTTCTTGCTGGTGTTCTTGGTTTATTTTTCGGTTTCACTGGTTATCTAATTGGCTTGATTTGCGGCGGCTTAATCATCGGAATTGTCATTGAAATCGCACAAAGAATCAATCGACACTTTTCTAATTCAAAACAAAACACAATCAAAGAATCGTTGCTCGATGCTGCTGTTACTGCTTGCTGGCCATTTTTCATCTTTCGTGATTTGAACCGCTAAAACTGCGATTTTCATAAATAAACGAAAGGAGTTGAAAATGCCACCGATTTCAGATAAAGCGAAAGTTTGATATGAAAGAATTGAATCGCAGAGCAACAGATCATATTGAATTGAAAAGAAAAACGGATGATGTCGTTTCCAGACATGAGTTTGACATTCTAACGGGAATGGTTCAAGATCATCACAAACGCTTGAGAGAAATGGAAAAGTTTGTTGAAATGTCACCAGACACCGCCGAACACCACGACGATCACATTTTCGTTCAACAATCAAGAGAAAAGATGAAAGTGTTTACTAATTCAATGCTCGATAATGCCGGTCGATTAGCATTTCTGATTTTGACGACTGGTTTTTTTGGTTGGATCATTTTCAAAACCGGAATCATCAAAATTGCAGGTGGAAGTTAATATGCCTTTGATCGAACAAATCACTCTGACCGTGCTAAATCTAATGGTGGCATTGGTCATGCTGACCACCATTTCTGAAACTTTGGAATTCCGTCGCTTGTCCAAAGAAAATACAGTCATGGAAAAATTGAAAGGTGTCGCGTTACTTCACTTCCAAGATCACGCGATTGCTGTTTTCCTTTCGTATCTTGGTTCGTGGGTCGGCTTAATTGCTTCACTCTATTCAATTGTAGCAATTAACATTTTTGGTTCAAGCGATCTATTCAATCAATACGCGGGGATGTGTATTGCTATAACATTGGCGTCGATTTCCCGCTGGCTATTTTTGCGTCACATGATTGCCGAAGAAACGCCGGGTCATCCATTCTACATCATGGAACACCGAGAGAAATGAAAATTGCCGTTTGTGCTGGTCATCACGAAGCCGCTCAAGGAGCGGTCAATGCCAAACACAAAATTTCTGAACATGAAGCAGCAACACCAATCGTCGAATTTTTGGCCAAAGAACTCAAAAATTTCGGACACGAAGCTGCTATTTTTCATGGAAGATTAAAAGAAAAAGTTAGAGCGATCAATGAAGGACATTTCGACTTAGCAATCGACCTTCATTTCAACGCTTCACCGAACAAGAAGGCTAAGGGTTGTATGGTGATGTACTACCCGACTTCTACCACCCGTAAACAGCAAGCCGACAAAATGAGCAAAACTATCGCCGATGGATTGGGACAAGACGATCTCGGTGGTCGGCCTGCTTGGTATTGGGGTGGTTCTAATCCGGGGACAAAACCAGACTATTTTACCGATAAAACAAATTGTCCCGCATTCATCCCAGAACCGGGTTTTATCGATCAAGACGATTTTGTCGAACAATATCTACTAGATGAAAACGGTTACAAACGAATCGCTAAAGTTGTCGCTGCTGCTCTAAACGATTTCAAAATTTAATGCTAAATAAAATTGATGATTTGAACAAATCATCAAAAAACATGAATTTTGAGGTGTGGAAACATGAAGATTGCTCTTTTTGAGCCTAATTGGGACAGCTTTTCGAGCAGACTAATCGCAAAAACGACTAAAACCCCTTGGTCACACGCGGCAGTTGAAATCGACGGGCAATGGTACGACGCATCCGAAACTCGTGGTGATTTCAACAAAGTTGACATCAACAAAACAATGAAAGGGCGCTTGGCTCACGTTTGGCGAATTGGAAACAGAAAGAAAGTTCGCAAAATGATCGAAGAAAATCTTGGCAGCGAATATGACTATAAAGGCATCTACAAATACTTCTTCAAAAAAGGTGTCGATCGAAGATTCTATTGCTTTGAAGCAGCAATGGTTCTTGCTCTAGCAGTAAAGGAACCAGAATATGAACCAAAACTCAAAAACGTCACCGGCAAAGACATAGTTAATTTGCTTGGTGTACCGAATGAAATAAAGACGTTCTAGTGGTGTGTCGATTCAAAGAATTGATGTTGCTCCAAACGCACAAACGACAGTACCGATCGGGTCACTCGGAGCAACAAAAACACTTTCATATAGGTTAGAAATAGAATCGAGCACACTAATCGCTGCTTATGATATTCATATCATCAACGATTCAAACGGGCTTGGTCATTTCGAGACGAATGGAATGGGAGACACAATCTCTCATTCCATCGATTTTTCTATCGATGCCAATATGATTGTGTCCGTCATAATAAATAACAACGAAATCAACAAAACAACGTTTACATTCATCGAGTTGTTAAACAAAGGACTATCAAATTGCGTATATTTGTAAAATCGATCGGATTAGCAGCATATATCAAGATGAATGGACACGATTTGCTAAATATCACTGACGGGAAATTCGTATTTGATTCTGACATTTCCGTTCACGAATGGAACATCAAGTACGCAAACTCATGTTGTTCTAAGCACGATTCTGAAGTCTGTAATATGCGACGTTTAATTAAACAATAATTCAGGAGAAAAATAGATGGCTCTACGCTTAACACAAGTCGGTAACAAGCACGGTTTTTCTGATGGCAACATTCACTATCTTTCTGGAGCAACAACTCCGGGTGGTGATGCTAGCTTTCAGGACGCCGCGCCTATCGGCTCAAAATATACTCACACAACTGCTGGCGACACCTATGTCAAAATCAGCACTGCCAACAACAGCATTCTTGACTGGGAAATTGTACCTACGGATGCTCGCGTTGCTGCTCTCGAAGCATCAACATCAACCAACGCAACAAATCTAGCAAACGAAATTTCTCGTGCGCAGGCAGCCGAAGCAGCTAATTCTGCTCTAATCGGCACACAGGTTGCTGGTAACTACTATCTAGCAACAGACGACATGGCAACAGCCGTAAATAAAGTTGACGCACAGGTCTCAACCAATGCTGCTGCTATTTCTTCAAATACTACCGCTGCTGCCAACGCACAGACAACCGCTGACACTGCTCTTGCTAATGCTGCTACCGCTCAAGCAACAGCAGACGCAGCCATTCCACTAGCACAAAAAGCTGCTGTTAATGGTGTTGCTTCTCTTGACGCAACTGGCGTCATCCCAACAAGCCAGATTCCGGCTCTTGCTATTCAGACAGTAACAACAGTCGCATCACAGGCTGCTATGCTCGCTCTGAATGCTCAATCTGGCGACGTTGCTATTCGTAGCGACCTTACCGCTGCTGCTGGTAATGTGTTTATGCACAATGGTGGCACAACCGGCACTATTTCTGACTGGACACAGATTGACGCTGGTGGTTATGCTGTTTCTAGCGTAAACGGCCAAACTGGCACAATCGTTCTAGGTTTCGCTGACGTTGGCGCAGATGCCGCTGGTTCTGCTGCTGCTGTTCAAACCAACCTAGACGCAGAAGTTGCTCGTGCGCAAGCCGCCGAAACAGCAAACAGCACTGCTATCGGCAGCCGCGTTGCTGGTACTTATTATCTGGCAACAGATTCTCTAGCTGCTGCCGATGCTAAGCTAGATGCTGCTATTGCCGCTAACGCAGCCGCAATCGCAACAAACACAACCGATATTGCTACCAACGCAGCCGCAATCGCCACACTACAGAGCAACACTTCTGGTTATGTTACCGCTTCTTATACAGCAGTTACTAACCAAGTTGCCGATTCCGTGCCTGCTGCTGGAACACACCGTATCGAATGGGACATCGCTGTTACAGACAACGGTGTTCGTGGTAACATGGAAACTCTCAAGATTTCCGCTGCTTACGACGGCACAATCGTTGACTATGACGAAGATGATGTACTATCATTCGGTGCTCCAATTCCCGGCCTAACCTACAGCGTGGCCGTCAATGCTGGTAACATCGAACTAACAGTTTCGGCAACTGGCGCAGTTGATATTTCAATTGTTCGTCGCTCTTACTAATAGAGAACCGAAACTACAATAAATAAAGGGGTGGGTGCGAAAGCATCCACCCTTTTCATTTTGGAGAGATAAAAGTGGCAGTAACACTATCAACAAAAGGACTACATCGCTACCCCACCGGTGTTGCTTTCGGTGGGAAAAGAGAAGTTGCTATTTTTAGAAGCGATGGACCACCAATCGGAAAAGATGACGGTTCTGTTCCACAAGGATCAATAGCACTAGATTATGTCACGCCCGCCATTTGGCAAAAGAAAAGCAATGTCGCAACCGATTGGGTTGAAATCGGCAATTCGCCTAGCACAACAAATCCAATCGGTCTTGAAACAATTTCAGCATTAAATCCAGCGACGGGCTTAATAGAATCGGTTTATGATGATAAAGATATTTTGGTTGGTTTGCTGCCTAAATAGTCAAAAGGAGTTTGTTTTATGATTCACGGTGAATTGAGAGGGCAAAACGTCCACGTTCCATATTCGTTTGAGTTTGCTAATTTGGCTGCCAGAGACGCAGCAACGGGTTTCGTTGTAGCGGACGAAGGGAAGTTTTGCCGTGTTCTCGACACAAACACAATCTACATGCTTGCTTCTTCTGCTCCTGTTACATGGGTTTCGATTGCGTCCAATTCATCGACTGGTTCTACAAGTGTTATTTCTTCTGGTGCTACGTTCCCAACAGCTCCGGTTAGTTGGGAATTGTTTTATAGAACAGATTTAGATAACGTTTTTGTTTGGAACCCATTATCGTCTGCTTGGGTTGACGTAACAGCAGCAAACGTGTCTGGCGATATGTTCAAGGCAACGTATGATCCAAACAACGTTTCTGGTGATACTTTTGCTATGGACAACATGACACAAGGAACGGTCAATTTCTTTGTGTCTGCTACAGAAAAAGCAAAAATCGCTGGTTCCGAACAAGTTGCGAACAAGGGTGTTGCTGGTGGTTATCCGTCACTGGACGCGAATGGTGAAGTTGCTCAACTTCCTGCTGGTGCTTCGGCTGCTGCCGTTGGTACGTTTTTGAGACAGGATGGCCAATGGGTCAACGTATCTAGTGGGACAAGTTCTGGAATTCCCAATTTCACTCAAGCACAAATCAACGCACTAACGCCAGTTGACGGTCAAGTTGTTTATAATTCGTCAACAAGTGCGCTACAATTTTACTCCGCTTCTAAGGGTGCGTGGATCGTTGTCCCAAGCACAATCAAAAAAACACAAATCGTCACAAGCAATCTTGTGTTAGACAGTGCTTTTCACCAGCACATATCTGTTAGCGCATCAACTTCACCAATCACAATCACCGTTCCCGATCCAGCATCAAACGCCGGTGTCGAATTTTCAATCACAGCAATTGATTTGACGAACACGATCACCGTTAGCATTCAGAATGGGTTGCTAGACGGCGTGAATGTTTTTTCGTTTGTATCACCATATGATTCGATCACGATTGTTTCAAACGGCAATCAGTGGGTCACGACAAGTTCAAACATCAAAGATTTAGATGTTTCGTCTGCTCCGGTCGATCTAACTAGAGTTTATGATATGATTCGCCAAAACATCTACAATACTGGTATCAACACGTTTAGGCTAATGGCAAGCACGTCATTGAACACAACTACTATTTCTGGTGGATTTGTTGACGATTATGTGACGACGAACTATATCGACAATGTTGTGTCGTCCTATGGTTACAATCCCGGCAATTCGTTTTTGACGAACGGCAACCAAGACCCGATTTTTCACAACGCGACAGTTTTTGAACCGACCGTCCCAACACAACACAACTTCGCTAATGTTCAACCAAACGAAATCATGGGCGCATCGTTTGTTATTCATGGGACGAAAGTAATCACAAACATCAAAATTCCAATTTTCAATTGGTCCACCGCGACAAATGTGTGGTCATCTACTGGAACAGGAACGTTAGATTTCTTCATTTGTGCTATGCCGGCTGGAATGAGCATTGGTGCTGCTACAGATAAGCCGCTTCATGCTTACGCTTCTGACCCAGCAAATCACTTGTTTTCAAAAACATTCACAGAAGGCGAATTGATCAATTTGTTGTCTGACAGACAATCATTCAACTTCACTGGTTTGAATTGGCTTGATGTGCCGGTCGCTTTGCCGTTCATTCTTAGAGACGGCGAGTATTTCTGGGGAGTTAGAGACAACGGGCTACCGGCTCAATCTGGCGCAGCCGTAGGTATAGGTTATTATCTACAATCAAGCGGATATGAAGTTGGGCACTTGCTACAAATCTTCCCGTTGACGACTCTAAACAACACCTTTTCAGCACCGTCAATCATTTCTTGCCAAACGACAACGTCACCATCTGTTCTTGACGACAACCCATTGAAAACGTTGAATTCTACCGTCGCTATTGGCATTCGCGATGTAACGTATGATGGAGAAATTGGTATCACATTCAGAGTGTCCGACTATTGTACGGTCGATTCGGTCGAATTGCCACTATGCGCTACATGGAATCATCCGGTTCCAAATTCCGCTAGTGCTGGTGGATTGCGCATAGCCATTCAACAAGTCGAGTATGGTTCAATGGCAGCGGGAACGGCTGTTGCTTATGCTTATTCGTCCGCATCGAGAACAGCAACAAACATTGTTGAAAAAACGTTGACTGGCGTTGATTTTGGTAACATCTTCTCGACAACGTTAATGTTCCCATCCGTTTCTTTGGCAGCATCGCACTTTCAAACCGGTGGTCAAATGTTCGTGGTGAATTTCACTCCATCTGTTCTAGCGCCCGGTGAATATGTCATCACGATTGACACAAGAACAAATCCGTTCACCGCTGGTGAATTTGTTGAATTGATTGCTAGTAACGACCCCTCCCAATCAGCAACATTGTCAAAAATGTTGAGAATTGGAACAGGCAACACTTTACAAAAGACAGAACACCCAATTTTCCGTGTTATTGGTTCATGGGACGGCGGAACAAGCAACGTTGTCGTCGAAAGCACAGCACAAACAGCAGCAACAGCACCGACGGAAATCTATGCTTCATTCGTCATTGACGATTATATCGACATCATCAATGATATTGCGGTTAGTGTTAGTCGAGATAATGGCACAACATGGACGCGAATTAACAATTTGTCGGCAGTGAACAACAACGCTTCTATTGCTGGAACAAAAATCATCAATGGTTTCGCTAGTGTGACATCACAACCAACGGGAACGCAAATTCGCTACAAGTTTGAATCGTTTAACGGCGCAGCCGTAAAAATTCATGCTTCTAGCGTACAGTGGAACTAAATGGCTTTTCCGTTAAACGCAACTGACGGCGATTTATACACAAACCCAAGCACGGGACAGACGTTTGTTTATAATGCCGGTGCGTGGATGTTGTATGTTCAGCAACCAAACACAACGACCATCGACGCACCAGTTGTAAGTTCTTCACCAAACATGACAATAGTCGCAGGAGAACAAACAGGTTTGCCTTATATTTCCGTCAACGGGACAAATGAACGATTGATTTTGAAAAGTGAACTAGACGGAACGAAATATGATACAGTTGAAATCAACGCAGGATATTTTTAGGAGAACAAAATGGCAATTCATCCGAATACAATTAGAATCAAAAGATCAGCAACAACAGCCACGCCTCCGCTTCTAGCGGAGGGAGAACTCGCCTATTCGGAGGCTAGTGGCAATCTGTTCATCGGTACTGCTGGCGGGAACATTCAGGTTATCGGTGGCAATACTGCTATCACAAAATTGAATGGGATTGAACCCGGAGCAACCGCTGACCAGACACCAGCAGAAATCCTTGCTGCTCTACTAACAGTCGATGGTGCTGGTTCTTTGCTTGACGCAGATACGCTCGATGGTCATCAAGCAACGGATTTCGCTCTTGGCACTGACTTAGCAAACTTCATCCCAGCTTCCGAAAAGGGTGCCGCTAATGGTGTAGCAACACTAGACGCGAATGGTCACGTTCCTACAAGCCAAATTCCTGCTTTGGCAATCACTACACCGAATGTTGTAGCGAATCAAGCAGCCATGCTTGCTTTGACAAACGTTCAGGTTGGCGATGTTGCTATTCGAACGGATTTGAACAAGTCATTTATGCTTTCTGATACCGACCCAACAGTTCTAAGCAACTGGGTTGAGATTTCGGCTTCCGGACAAGTAACGTCTGTAAATGGGCAGATTGGTGTTATTGTTTTGACTGCTGCTGACGTAAATGCCGATGCGGCTGGTTCAAGTGCTGCTGTTCAAGCAAACTTAGACGCACATATCGCTAACACAAACGATCCACACGGCACTTTATCGTTAATGAATTCGACGTTGGTTAGTTACATCAAAGATGGCGATGAATTAGATGGAGGTTCGTTCTAATTGGCGATCAAGCGTGTTGATTTGACAGTCAAACGTTCTAGCGTTGCTGGAACAATTCCGTCTGTTTTGAAAAACGGAGAACTTGCGGTCAATACAGCAGACGGCAAGTTGTTTGTTGGTGATGGAACAACAGTCATCGATTTGACCGAAATCGATCATGCCACGATTCAAGACCAAAGACCGCTTGGTGAAGATGGTGGAACTTCATTCGATAAAAAGTGGAATGTTCGGACAGTCAACACAATTGTTCATGGCGACAACATCGTTTCTCTTGTTGGCGATGATTTCAAGCTAATTCCGGGAGAATATCTAATCGAGATCACTGCTCCAGTCGAAGAAGCGGATGAACACAAACTTAGATTATTTAACGAAACACAAGGATTTACTGTAATAGAAGGCCCAAATTTCAGGACAGAAAAGGTTGGGTTTGCTCGTTGTTGTGGGACGGTTGTATCAAATGGAACCGATTTGTTTGAAATTCAGCATTATACGAAGAAGGGCGAAGATCGACACGGGCTTGGTAAGGCGATGAAAGTTGGTTCGTTTGAAGTCTATACCGAAGTTTCAATAATCAAGGTGAAGTAAATGTCGGCTATTGATATTCCATTGGTGTTGAAGAAAAACTATCCAACAGCAAAGTGGGGCGGTTCTGCTGCTACTTACGATTTACTTGTCTGGAAAGACACAACAATTCCTAAACCAACTTTAGCAGAACTTCAAGCACAGTGGAACGTTATCGATCTGGAATATGCTAAAATGGATAAAATTAAAGAATTGTCCGATGCTTGCGAAGCAGAAATCCTTGGTGGGTTTCAATCATCCGCGCTCGGTACACCATATTGGTATGGTGGAACTCAAGAAGATCAACTGAATTTGATCGGTGTTGTTGCTTCTGGACAACCTTCACCGTTCTCCGTCAAGAAGAATAAGACGGACATTCAGAAAACTTACATCAATCATACTGCTGCTCAACTACAACAAGTGATGTATGACGGCAAAATGTTCAAGCTACAACTACTACAAAAATTCAATAATTTGAAAGATCAAGTTCTGGCTGCGACTGACATTCAGACAGTTCAGTCTTTCGTGTGGTGATCTAATGTCTATTAAGCAAACAGTTGGTAGCATGGCAATCATTCATGCCGATATCGGAGAATGGTACACTGGGCAAGCGACGAAATTCAGCGCCACCATTCTAGATATGTCAACAGGAATAGAATCGCCTGTAAACATACCTTTCGTTGAGCATAGAGCAGGCGATTATACGCTCGAAATTTCCCCAGTTGCTGGACAATACACAATCTACATCTTCAATCAAGAATTATGGGCTGGTCATAAATCGGTATCTTTGGAAATGGTTAGCCCCACCGTTTCTACAACAAGTTCTGGCGGAACAGGCGCAACAGCAGCGGAAATTCGAGCAGAAATTGACGCAAACAGCACCAGATTAAAGACTATTTTTGATAGAGTGACGAAACTGCCGGTCGATCCGGCATCTGAAACAACACTTGCTACAATTAGAACAGATATAACAAATATACCTTCTAACCCATTGCTGGACAATGACACCAGATTGAACAATTTGGACGCACCAATAAGTTCAATGGCAGACAAAACAACAATCGATTTGATAGCAACCGACGTTGATTTCATTCGCAACATGGCGGCTGGTTCATTCGAAATCGTGAACAATCAAATCATATTCTACAAGACAGACAATGTTACTGAAATTGGAAGAATCAACATGATTGATTCTAGCGGCAATCCGACGACGAATCCGGCGAACGCCAGCAAGAGGACAGTTGTGTGATTTTTTCTGCTCACATCATATTCGGCAACACAGCAGTTGCTTCGAATGGTTGGGGTTGGTCGATTCACCAATCAGCAAACATGCTGCGCATCAAAAGAATTGCTATGGAAAATAGATTTGTTTTTGTTAGAGAAGAATTATGATTCGTTCGAGGAAAAAATTAGTCAAAAACGACAACAGGCGCGATTACATTAAACCAGACAAGCGAATAAATAATATAAGCGACGAAAATAGAAAAAGTGTCATCATGGAAAAGAGGTTCAACAAGGCATGATTCAGTATATCAAAGACCCGAACGCAAAACTTGATTATGGATGGGATTGGTCGGAATGGCTGAACGGTGACAATATCGTTTCTAGTACCTTCACTGCTTCTTCTCCAGACATCAACATCGTTTCGTCAACAAATTCTTCGTTCGACACGACAGTTTGGTTGTCTGGTGGTGTCGTCGGACAAAAATATACAATAACAAATCACATCGTGACAGCAGCGGGCAGAGAAGATGATCGTTCGTTTGATGTGAAAATTCAGAATCGATGACATTGTTAGAAATCATAAGGAAATACAGACTAATAAGCGTTTTGTTCGTTTTATTTTCTTGTGTTTTGGCCTACAATATAACAATGTGGTTCATGGGACTAGACAACCCAAACAACAGCCAAAGCGCGTTTGCTTCCGCAGCAGTGCTAGCATTGATCGGGATTGGTAAATACTGGATGGAAACAAAAGCGAACGACAACAAAGGGGATGATTGATGCTTAGTATTTTGGGTTCATTGGTTAGTGGTGGCTTGACTGGAATTTTGGGAACCGCTTTAACCGGCATTCTTAGTTACTTCAAACGCAAAGAAGAAAACAAATTAACAATCGCTCTCAAGAAAGAAGAACGCGAAACGATGAAGCTGAAAAGCGATCTCGATTTGAAGAAGATTTCTTTGTTGAGCGAAACAAAACTAGCCGGAATACAAGAACAACAGGCTGCCGCGATCAAAAAAGAAAGTTATGCGAACGACAAAGCAACTTACGCATCTTCAAGAGCAAGAGACAGCAAATGGCTGGTGTTTGTTGATTTCTTGCGCGGCATCATTCGTCCTACTTTGACAATTTATCTAATTATATTGACGACCTTCGTTTATATGGAAGCGAGTGACATTGTTTCTGCTATCGGTTACGAAAGATTCGAAGCAGCGAAAGCAATAGCAATCGTCGAAGAAATAACAGCAACAATTCTCTATCTAACAACAACGTGCGTTTCATGGTATTTTGGTAATCGCTCGCTAGAAAAACACGACCTAAAATTGTATGGTGACAAAAAATGACAGCATTTTCAACGATTGAAGATTTGAGAGGCTATTGCTTTAGACAACTCGGTTCGCCTGTAATCAACATCGAGGTCGATCACACACAGGCATATGATAGAATCGAAGATGCTATCAATTATTTCACAGAGCGCCATTATGACGGTGTTGAACACATCTATTATCATAAAACGATCAAATACGCTGACGAAGTGAATGGTTATTTTTCCGTTCCGCCAGAATATAGCGCCATGATCGAAGTGATGAATTTATCAAATCAGAGCACGTCAATCGATAACTTGGACAACTTCCAATTCAATATGCGAATGAATTTGAACGAAGAAATGATGCGCGGTAGCACTAGCAACATTTCCGAGTATTTTATGAGCATGAGCCATTTGAATTTAATCAATGATATTTTATCAAACGACAAGAACTTTGACTACAATTCGACCACAAACATTTTGCGTCCACGCTGGAAATTGTCATCGGTGGGTTCAAGCAATTTATTGAAGTCGCCAACAAATTTTGCCACACAAGATTGGACATTGGTCAACTGTTCGTCCGAAAGTAGTGTTGCTGACAGCATTGGTGGTTCTTCTGCTGTTAGAATCACGACAAATGCTGCTGGTTCGTTTTCCGTTTCACAAACAATTCCATCCAAGCGTTATCTATTGGGCGATTATTCCGCAAGATTAACATTGATGTCCGAAACGTTCGCTGGAAATGTCACTGTAACGCTATCAGATGGCTCAGGATCAATTTTTGGGACACTGACCATACCCAACCAGCAGAAATGGAATGAAAGCGTTTTAGAGGCCAAATTTGACGCCACAGCGACAAATGATCTTGTTTTGACAATTTCCGGCACTGCTACAGTAGCGGGCGAATCGCTGGTGTTGTTTTCTCCGTATGTGTATATGAATAACATCATTGTTCTGAATGGTTATAGAGAATTGATGGAAACCGACGTATCGCTATTAAACAATCGCTGGTTGCGCGAATATGCTACAGCAATGATTAAGCTACAATGGGGCAACAATCTCAAAAAGATGAGCGGCGTTCAAATGGTCGGTGGCATCGAATTGAACGGCCAACAAATTTACGATGAAGCGAAAGAGGAAATTCAAACACTGCGCGAAGAATTTACCATGAATTATCAAGAGCCGGCTATTGGTGGGTGGTTCTAGTGGCAATCAACCCATTCATCATCACCAACACGAAGTGGAACACCAACGAACAAAAACTCTTACATGATATTGTAACAGAAGCAATCCAGTTCGCGGGCGTTGATTTGACATATCTACCGAGAACGATGTCAAACGAAGATACATTGTTCCACGAAGCGACTGAATCGACGTTTTCGACCTATTATGTCATCGAAGGTTATCTAGACACATTTGAATCGTTTGAAGGTGATGGCGACATGCTTAGTGGTCTCGGTTTGACGATCAAAGATCAAGCATCAATTCACTTTGCGCAACGACGATTCAAAGCAGTGACAGGAAAAAATCTGCCAGTTGAAGGCGACTTGATCTATCTACCAGAAGCAAAAAGCATCTTTGAAATCAAGTTCGTTCAAAACGAAGATCAATTCTACCCACTTGGGACACTACCGTCATTCAAATTGAAATGTGAAAAATTTGAATATTCCGGCGAAACGTTTAGCACTGGCATTCAGGTTCTTGACAATCTTAGTTTGACAGCAGTTGATTCTGCTGGTGACAACGTTTCCGTTCCGGCACAATCGAACAGCACCAACATTGATATTCAAACAGAAGCAGATTCTTTCTTGGATTTCAGCGAATCAAACCCATTCGGTAGGGCGTAACAATGCTAAACGGAGTTCCATTTTATTTTTCGACTATCAGAAAGGTTGTTGTTGGCGTCGGTGCGATGTTCAACAATCTTCATTTGGTGTCTGGCGGCAAAGACATCAAAGTTCCGCTAGCATACGCAGCAAGAGAAGCATATTGGTCGAAACTTAGAGAACAAGATTCGACCGGCAATGTGTTGACCGAAACAACGCTACCAAGAATGTCATTTTTTATGACAGGTGTTGCTTATGATGGGGAAAGACAAAAACACAAATTGACGAATCGTAGCGTTCAAAGCACGACCAACCCAAACAACGTTTTTTCCCAATTATCACCGGTGCCATACGATTTGAATTTTGAAATCAATATATACACAAGAGAAATCGAAGATTCACTACAGCTAATTGAGCAGATTTTGCCAACATTCACACCGTCATATAATTTGACGCTTAATTTGATTCCACAAATGAACGTGGTTCAGGACGTGCCGGTTGTTCTCAACGACGTGTCAATGGAAGATAATTTTGAAAGCGGATTAGACGAAAATCGCTTGACGACGTGGACACTTTCTTTGGTTGCTAAAACGTATCTGTTCCCGGCGATTAAAGACACTGCTCGAATTTCAAAAGCGACAATTTCCGAATATGTGGAACCGTCAATGACGACTCAACTACAACAAATTGGCATTGCCGTTGTTCCTTCAACAGCAACACAAACAGACCCACATAACATCACGACGACGATAACATGAACAAGATAGAAGAAACGCTCGGACTAGCAGAATTTGAGGACGAAGAAAAGACGGCAGTGATGCGCGTTCAAACGCCAGTGCCGATCAGAGAAAAAAATTCAAAGAAGCCAACCAAACAAGACATCATCGACGACTACAACTATTCGCGCAAAACGCTAACGACGGTTATCGATGCCGGAATGGAAGCATTGAACGGAGCATTAAACTCTGCTGCTGAAAGTGGACACCCACGAGCCTACGAAGTTGCTTCTAGCATTATGAGTCAATTATCGAATGCTGCCAAAGATTTGTTGGCTTTGAGTGAAACGGCCAAAAAATTATCAGACATTGACGAAGGCGATTCACAAAAACCCGGATTTGTCGGCAGCACCAAAGAATTGTCCAAGTTATTGAAAGAAACCGATGAAAAAAAGTAACGGCTATCTCGGTAACATAAACTTAAAGCGCGAAGGCGAACAAATCGCGTTCACGCAAGAACAAATCAAAGAATACATCAAATGCCGCGATGACAAGATTTACTTTGCCGAACATTATTTCAAAATCATTTCGCTAGACGAAGGCTTGATCACCATTAAGTTGTGGGATCACCAAAAGCGATTCCTCGATCTATTGTCAAACAATCGTTATGTTGTTGGCTTGTGTGGTCGCCAAACGTCCAAATCAACGACAATCACAATCGATATTCTCCATTATTTGTTGTTCAATGACCACAAAACTTGTGTCATTCTAGCAAATAAATTGGCGACAGCAAGAGAAATCTTTTCGCGCGTTCAGCTTGCTTATGAAAATCTACCCAAATGGCTACAACAGGGCGTGGTCGAATGGAATAAAAGCTCATGTAAGCTAGAAAACGGTTCGCGCGTTGTGTGCGCAGCTTCAACCGGCTCATCCATTCGTGGCATGTCGGTTGACTATTTGTTTGTTGACGAAGTTGCTTTCATCGAAGCAAATATCTGGAACGATTTTTATTCGGCAACATTCCCGACAATTTCATCGGGCAAAAATTCAAGAATCGTCTTGGTGTCAACGGCAAACGGATTAAATCACTTCTACAAAATCTTCACCAAAGCGAAAGAAGGAAAATCAGAGTTTGCTTGGTTTGAGGCCGACTGGACGTGTATTCCGACGCGCGATGAAGAATGGAAGCGACAAACAATAGCAAACACCAGCGAAGAAGCGTTTGCTCAAGAACACTGTAACCACTTCATGGGTTCGTCACTGACGCTGATCAGTTCGAGCAAATTGTCAACGTTGACCGAAAAAACACCAAAAATAACAGAAGGGTCGCTCAAAATATATGAAGATGTGATTAAAGATCACAATTATATCATGGTTGTTGACGTGTCTCGCGGGAAGGGGCTAGACAATTCAGCGTTTTCTGTTATAGACATTTCAGATCATCCGTTTGTTCAAGTTGCGGCGTACTACGATTCAAACATTTCGCCGCTGATTTATCCGAGTGTGATAGAAAAAGTTGCTAAGCACTACAACGAAGCAGCAATTTTGGTCGAAACGAATGACATCGGCGAATCAATAGCAACCAACCTACACTATGACAAAGAATATCCAAACGTCATTTGGACACAAGACGCAACCAAAAAAGCAAAAAATATCGGCATCAGAACAACAAAATCGGTCAAATTGAAAGGTTGTCTAAACCTAAAAGATATGATCGAAAAAGACGTGCTGATAACAAACGACAAAGACACCATTCAAGAATTGGTTGGATTCGTTCAGAGCGGCAATTCATACGAAGCGGATTCGGGTTATCACGACGATCTAGTGATGACGCTCGTTCTGTTTGCTTGGTTCACAACAACACCACAATTCACACATTTCAAACAAGACTTTGCTATTGACCAAGCATTCAAAGAACACATCGATCACGAATTGGAGTCGTTCAACCAAATTTTCATCGACGATGGTTTGGACGAAGCAAATCAACACCAATTTGAAAACAACGACATTTTAGCAACCCATATTTGCTAAATAAATCAAAGTACATTTACTTGTAAAATCCACAAAAAGGAGATTTATCTTGGCTATTTCACTAAGTCCATCAGTCAACGTAAAAGAAATCGACTTAACGACTTCGATTCCAGCCGTAGCAACTTCTATCGGTGCTACGGTCGGTAACTATGCTTGGGGTCCGGTACTAGAACCAACACTCGTTTCTCGCGAAGATGAACTTGTTTCAACTTTCGGACTACCAAACGACGTAACTTATGCCGATTTCTTTGGCGCAGCTAACTTCCTAGCATACGCATCAAATCTACAGGTTGTTCGTGTTGTTGATGCCGCCGCTCGCAACGCATCAGACAACGGCACAGCTACCGCTGTTATTCATAATCTAACCGATTTTGAAGCTAAAAATGCTTCCGCTACAATCGATGGTTGGGGTTCCGCCGTCGTAGCAAAATATCCCGGCACATACGGTAATGACATCACCGTTGAAGTTGCCGATAGCACAACTTTCAACAATGTTCGCCTGACCATTGGTGCTGTAACCGGTACTGCTTTTGCTGTTGGTGACACAATCACCGGTGCTACTTCTGCTGCTACAGGCACTTTGGTTCGCATCATTTCAGCGAATCAGATCGAAGTTGCTCCAATTTCAGGCACGTTCACCATCGAAGCAATTTCTTCTTCTGGTACTGGCACTTCAAACATCACTGCTATTGCTAACTGGGACGAAACATCAGTATTTGATTATGCGCCCGACGTAAACGAGCTAGCAGTCATCGTCAAGAAAGCTGGTGCTATTCAAGAAAAATTCATCGCTTCAACTGTTGCTGGCACAAAAGACTTTCAGGGCAATTCAATCTTCGTCGATGACATCATTGCTCGCCAGTCCAGCCTAATTTGGGCCAATGCTCCACTGCTAACTGGCGCGGATGTTAATGGTGCTGCCAACGTTTACACTCTATCGGGTGGCGTTGATTCCGGTGTTCCTACAATCGGCGAATATGAAGCTGGTTGGGATCAGTTTGCTAATCCTGAAACCATCGACATCAATCTCTGTATTGTTGCTAATGGTGGCGCTGCTGTTGGCAAATACGTCACACAAAACGTAGCAGAAGTTCGTCTCGATTGCGTTGCTTTCGTTTCACCCGATAAAGCAGACGTGGTTGGTGTTTCAAACGCAGCAGAACTAATTGCTGCTCAACGTGGCGTGGGTGGCAACCTTAACTTCTCAAGCTCTTATGCTGTTATTGACGGCAACTACAAATACCAGTATGACCGCTACAACGACGTATATCGTTGGGTACAGCTAAATGGCGATGTTGCCGGCTTGTGCGCCCACACCGACTATGTTGCTGATCCTTGGTTCTCTCCCGCTGGCTTCAATCGTGGCAACATCAAGAACGTTGTCAAGCTAGCGTTCAACCCCAATAAAGCAGAACGTGATTTGCTGTTCAAAAACAACATCAACCCAATCGTTACGTTCAAGGGTCAAGGAACCGTGCTATTTGGTGACAAGACAGCACAAACAAAACCGAGCGCATTCGACGCAATCAATGTTCGTCGCTTGTTCATCACGCTTGAAAAAGCGATTGCTACTGCTGCCAAATATATGTTGTTTGAGAACAACACTCGTCAAACGCGCGAAAAATTTAGGTCGATGGTTGAGCCGTTCCTCCGTGATGTGAAGGGCAGACAGGGAATTTACGACTTTGCGGTGGTTGCGGATGAACGCAACAACACACCACAAGTCATCGATTCCGGCGAATTTAGAGGCGACATCTACATCAAACCGGCTCGTTCAATTCGCACAATTTCTCTATCGTTTGTTGCCGTTCGTTCTGGTGTTTCCTTCAAGGAAGTCATCGGTTAAGCAATAAACTAAGCCAATTCACACAAAGATAATAGGAGAAAAACATGGCACAAAATATCGACGAATTTCGATCAAACGTAACGAACTTCGCTCGTCCAACACTGTTTAAGGTGACGTTCCCGCAAATCATTGACGATATGATTCAGTTTACTTGTAAAGCGGCAAGTTTACCGGCATCAACCGTTGGTATCATCGAAGTTCCATACATGGGTCGCAAAATCAAGATTCCGGGTGATAGAACATTCACTGAATGGAACATTACCATTATGAACGACAAAGACATGCTCGTTCGCAAGCAGTTCGAAGATTGGTCAAACACAATCAATGCTCACGAACTCAACGTCGGACCAAACCAATATGGCGCAGTGACTTATGACGCCAAGGTTCAGCAGCTAGGCGTTGACGGTGGTGTGGTGGCCGAGTATCAGCTTGTCGGAGCATGGCCAACTGAAATTGCCGAAGTTGATCTTGGTTGGGAAAACAACGACACAATTTCCGAATTCCAAGTCAATCTGGCTTACACTTACTGGAACCGTTTGGTTTAATTGTGATGGTGGCCGCAGAAATGCGGCCATCTTTTCACATAAATAATCATTATGGAACTTTTCGGATTCAAATCAACAAAAAAGAAGGACAAAAAGCTAAATCCTTCGTTTGTAGCACCGACAGATTTTGACGGTTCGATTGATTTTTCAGTCGAATCAAATCAATTTGGCACGAATTTTGGATTTCAGCAAGAACCAGATTCTAATTTCACCGAATCGGCGATCAAAACTTATCGCACGATGAGTGAAAATTCGGACGTTTCTTGTGCTATTGAAGAAATCGTCGATCAAGCAATCGTCAATGATTCGGTGAACGAAATCATCGAAATTCAGCTCGATGACATCGAAGAACTTTCCGCCAACATCAAGAAAAAAATTGCTGCTGAATTTGAAAACACCAAGCGTCTATTCAATCTAACAGATTCGGCAGACGATTTGTTCAGAAAATGGTTTGTCGATGGCAAGCTAGTCTTTCACATGATCACCAACAAGAGTGGTTCAGAAATCGAAGAACTGCGGATGATCGATCCGATCGAAATCAAAAAAGTTCAGGAAATCAACAAGAAAAAAGATAGAAATGGTGTTGAGATCGTCGAATCAATCGACGAATACTATCTCTGGGAACCAAAGAACCTAAAATCAAGAAACAGAGCCGTCAAAATTGCCGTTGAATCGATTTTGTCTGCTAATTCGGGCATCAAATCAGCGGACGGCAAGCACAACATTTCATATCTCCATAGAGCAATCAAACCATACAATCAACTTGTTGCTCTCGAAGATTCGATGGTTGTCTATCGTATGGCACGCGCACCAGAGCGACGTGTGTTTTATGTTGACGTTGGTAACTTGCCACCAGCGCGCGCAGAACAATATATGCGCAAAGTTATCAACAACTACAAAAACAAAACCGTTTATGATTCAAGAACCGGATCAGTAAAAGACAACAAGCATTTGGTGTCGATGCTAGAGAACATCTATTTGCCAAGAATGGATGGGTCAAGAGGCACTTCCGTTGAAACACTACCAAGCGGCACGGATATGAGCATGGACGACGTGCTATATTTCCAGAAAAAGCTATACAAAGCTCTTGGTGTTCCCGTTTCGCGTTTGGACACCGACAATTCCGTTTTGGCAGTTGGTCGAGCTTCTGAAATTTCAAGAGAAGAAGTGAAATTCGACGCATTTATCAATAAGTTGCGCAGACGCTTTTCTAAGTTGTTCACCGATTTGCTGGAAACGCAAGTCGTGTTGAAAAAAATTATGACAAGCGAAGAATTTGAAGCAATCAAGCAAAAGATAAAATATAAATATAACAACAACTCTTACTTTGCCGAAAACAAAAAGCAAGAGCTTATGACTGCTAGATTTGAGCTTCTACAAGCGGTCGATTCATACGTCGGCAAATATATGTCGATTGATTATGTGAGAAAGAACATTCTAAATCAATCAGACGCTGAAATGGAAGCTGAAAACAAACAAATCGAAGCAGAAAAGAAAGCAGGGCTTCACGATCAAGGAGACTTTTAATAATGAAATACGATTTTAGTTCACCATCCAAGTTTGAAGAACAGGTTAAGGAACAACTAGCACAAAAAGCGATGGAAGCAATCGATAAAATCAGAGAAGAAATGCGCGGAGTCAATGAATCGGAAGATGGTAGCGACGACGAAGAAGTTGAATCAGAACTAGTCATTTTAATCAACGACGAAGATAACGTACAAGTCGAAAAAATCGCTGGCAGTCTTGGGATTGAAACAAGCTATAACGATGATGCCGGCACGGTTGAATTAGAAGATTATGATGAAGATGCGCTTGAAAAGTTTTTCGATGAACTAGAACGAAATGACATTGAATATGAAGTTGTCGATGATAACTTTTTCTCATCGGACGACGACGAAGATATGGACGAAGCAACCAAACTTCGCGTCCACACCAAAGCATCGGATAAACTAGCACACAAGCGTTACTACAGAAAGAACAAGAGCAAACTGAAACTTAAAGCTCGTCGTTTTCGCAAAACTTCAAAATTCAAACGTTACGTCAAACTAGCAAAAAGAAAGGCGAGGGTCGGTCGCACCGCTAGAGGAAAACGCCAAGTCAAGAGGATTTAATATGATCTCGTTCAAGGAATATGTAACCGAATCAAAAGAGAAAGAATTGCTAATCAAATTTACGGATGTGATCGAAGCAATGACTAACAAAAAGTATTCAGACGAAACAGTTATGAATGTTATTTCACATCTAGCGAAAATGAAGAACCTACAGAAAAAAGCAGTTCATTCGATGCTATCAAAAAATGGCATCAAGGATTCGGACGTTTCCGGTTTTGCTGCTGCTATTATGAAAGCATAGGGGTTATCAATGTACATCATTACCGAATTTGACGAATCAAACGAAATCATCACCGAAGCAAAAGAGAAAAACCTGTATATCAGCGGCATCTTTGCTCAAGCAGAAAAGAAAAACCGAAACGGTCGAATTTATCCGGTACATATTCTCGAACGTGAAATCAATCGCTATAATGAACAATATGTCAAAACAAGTCGGGCTATTGGTGAATTATCACACCCAAGCAGTCCCACGGTTAATCCAGATCGAACTTCGCATCTAATCACTGAATTGAAGAAATCTGGCAATGATTTCTATGGCAAAGCCAAAATTCTAAACACGCCCGTTGGCAACATCGTTCGTGGTCTAATTGAGGGCGGTGTCAAAATTGGCGTGTCCACTCGCGGTCTTGGTTCAATCAGCGAAGAAAATGGCGTGAAGGTTGTCAACGAAGATTTCAAGCTATTGACAATTGACATCGTGACCGATCCATCGGGTATCGATTGTTTTGTTGACGGTCTGGTTGAACACGTTGGTTTTGGTATGAAAGAAGAAAAAGCAGCGGCAATTCGCAAGAAGGTTCTCTGCGCACCAAAATCAAAACTAGAAGAAGTTAAGCTAAACGCTTTCAAAAGCATTTTTGCTAAATAAAATAAACACAAAACTAAAAGGAGTAAACATGGACTTTTTATGCCCAAAATGTGATTCGGAAATGACGCTTTCTGAAAACACTCACGTTTGCGCTGAATGCGACCATAAAATTTCCATCGATGAAGCAACACAGTTGTTTGAAGATGGTAAATTGGTTGGCATTGTGGCCGAAGATGAGCTAACAGAAGAACAAAAAGAAAAACTTGTCATTTCTTCAATCGATGAAGATATTGCTGCTTTGGTCGAAGGCGAAGAACTTTCAGAAGCATTTGTCGAAAAAGCCAAAGTGATCTTTGAAAGTGCTGTTGCTGCTCGTGTCGAAGAAGAAACAGCCGCAATCAAACAACAAGCAGAAGAATATCGCGCACTCATTGAAGAAGAAACAATGAATGAAATGGTCGAAAAAATCGACGGTTATCTCGATCATGTCGTTTCTCAATGGGTCGAAGAAAACAAACTCGCAATCGAATCTGGTATCAAAGCAGAGATGAATGAAGCGTTTGCCGAAGGCATTGCTGAATTGCTCAAATCTCACTACATCAAAGCGCCAGAGGATCGTTGGGACATCGTTGAAGGGCTAGCAGATAAAGTTGAAGAACTTGAAGCCAAGCTAGATGAATCAATCGAACGCGAAATTGAAGCCAAGAAGAAAATCTTTGAAGCTGAAAAGGTTGTCAAATTCGCCGAACTATCGGAAGGTTTGACAGACACCCAGAAAGAAAAACTTGAAAAACTAAGCGAAAAGCTAGAAGCCGACAACATCGAAGAATACACTTCTAAAGTTGAAACTCTAGTTGAAAGCTATTTTTCAAGCAAAAAGAAAGAAGAAGTTGTTGTTGAGGAAAAAGACGAATCCGAAAACAGCAATCAATTCTTCGATCTTTCCGAGGCAGTTCGGTTGTTGTCTAAGCGCGACTAATTCAACAAACGATTTTTCATAAATACAATATGACTTTACATAAACAACAAAAAGGAGTATCTTAAATGGCAAAAGAACTATTGTCAGAAGAAGTAAAAGAACGCTGGAAACCAGTGATCGAAGCACCCGACGTTGCTCCGATCACCGACCGTAACGTTCGTAACACCACAACCATCGTTCTTGAAAACACTGCTCGTGAACTAATGAACGAAGCAGGTAACACCACATCAACAGGCTTTGGCGCTGCTGGTCCGACTCACGGTGGTTTCGATCCCGTACTAATCTCAATGATTCGTCGCACCATGCCTTCTCTTGTTGCTCACGATCTAGTTGGCGTTCAGCCAATGTCAATGCCTACCGGCCTAATTTTCGCCATGAAGTCTTACTATGGTGGCGCTGGCTCTAACGGTGGTACAGCAACCGAAATGTTCGGCACTACTGCTCCAGACAACACCTTCACTGGTGACGGCACTGGCGCAGCACAGACAACCGCTTCTGGTGAAATCCTCGGCACAAATCAGCAGGTTGACGCCGCTGCCGTTGGTTTGACTCCTGTTCTAGAAACCAATCCTTGGCCAGAAGTCAGCTTCGAAATCCAGAAAGTGTCTGTTACTGCTAACACTCGTAAGCTGAAAGCAAAATACACTCTCGAACTAGCACAAGACCTAAAAGCAATCCACGGTATGGATGCGGATGCTGAACTTTCTAACATCCTATCCACCGAAGTTATTGGCGAAATCAACCGCGAACTCGTCAACTTCATCAACACTCAAGCTGTACAGGGTTGTGCTACTGGTACTGTTCTAGCCGGTACTTTCAACCTAGCAAGCACGGACGCAGATGGTCGTTGGGAACTTGAAAAATACAAGAACCTATATCTACAGATCATCCGTGAAGCCAGCCTAATCGCTACTTCTACTCGTCGTGGTGTTGGTAACACCTTGATCGTTTCTCCGCTAGTTGCTGCTGCTCTTGAACAGGTAACAACTCTCAAGAACACCGAAGCAGACGTACCCGGCAACGTTGACGCTCGTGACTTCCTCGGCGTCACATATCTCGGCGTACTCGGCAACCGCTTCAAGGTATTCGTTGATCCTTACGCAACGCAGGAATTTGTAACAGTTGGCTATAAAGGCGCTAATGTTTATGACAGCGGCATCTTCTACTGCCCATACGTTGCTCTACAATTCCTACGCACACAGGGTTCAGACGACTTCCAGCCTCGTGTCGGCGTATCTACCCGCTACGGTTTGACAACCAACCCATTCGTGACTGGTGCCGCCGGAGCAAACGATTACTATCGTCGATTCCTAGTAACCAACCTATAATAGGTTCGTTACAAATCCAAACGAAAAGGGGAGCCAGCAATGGTTCCCCTTTTTTGTTGTTGACTTTTCGCTAAATCATGCTATGCTTGCTCGATTAAAGCTAGGAGTCCATTTGTGTACACCCAAGAACTGAAAGATTTTTGCTTCGATACAAAAGACAAATCAACAAACACGCTACATCAAAACAAGCGAATGATGTCACTTTTGCTTTCAGAAACTTCGTTCTTGAATCACCACAACCCAACATTGAGAGTTAGACGTGATTTTGTTGTAAAAAATTCAAAATCAATCCCTAGTTGTTCATTTTGCGGCAACGAAACAGTGATGACGACAAGAAACGACAAATTCAAAAAATACTGTTCATTAGATTGTGAAAGAAAAGCGAAAACGAAAACATGCGACAAAATCTTTGACAAGGAATGGTTGATCTATCAAAGAACAGAACTCAAAAAATCGAAAGATGATTTGTCCAGAGAATTAAACGTTTCGTACAAAACAATCGACGAAGCATTGTCTAATTTTGACATCAACGACAACATTTGCTTAGTTGACAAAAGAATTCGTACTATTTTGACAAACAAAAAACGATTAGCAAGATTCTACAACAAGTTTTCGACGCACGAAATAGCAGACTTGTTTGGTGTGTCCGTTGGAACAGTCATCAAGCATTTGAAAAAACATGAAATCGAAATCAAACCACCGAATTATTGGCACAAAAGTTTCAAGAAACGAAGCAAAGGCGAAAAAGAATTGTTTGATTTCGTTAATTCTTTGACAAAAGCAAAGCATTCGGATAGAACGGTTTTGAATGGCAAAGAACTGGATGTCTATGTGCCATCGCTCGGTGTCGCATTTGAATTTAATGGCATCTACTATCATTCAGAACGATTCATCGACAAAAACAGTCACTATGAAAAAACAAAGCAATGTCAGGAAAAAGGTGTGACGCTATATCACATTTGGGAAGATGATTGGACGAACAAACAAGCCATCTGGAAGTCGAGAATCAGATCAATTTTGGGGAAAACAGAACGAAAAATCTATGCTAGAGATTGTCGGGTCAAAGATATTTCATCGAAAGAGAAAAACGATTTTCTTGAACGAACCCATTTACAAGGGCGAGATTTCGCCAAGCACAAGTTGGGATTGTTCCACAATGACAAATTGGTGGCCGTGATGACATTCAGCAAAGATCGATCGAACAAGAACGATCATGTTCTTTCAAGATTTTCATGCGAATTGAACGCGACCGTTGTTGGTGGGTTCTCGAAATTGCTAGCACACTTCAAGCGAAACAACGAAGGCAACATTGTCACCTATGCCGATTTGTCATATACGGACGGCAACGTTTACATTAAAAACGGATTTGTTGAATCCAAGCTCTACAAAAGCAATTACTGGTATGTGATCGATTCGAAGCGCGCCCACAAATCAAATTTCTCAAAATCAGCAATGAAAAAGAGATTTCCAAATTTCGATTTCAAATCAAATACAGAAACCGAAATGGCACACGAGTTGGGTTATTTTAGACTATTCGGTGCTGGAATGAAAACGTTTTCTCTAAATAATCATCATGCTAGACTTTCTGAAATCTAACATCAAGGACTTGGGCTGGACGGGTGTTGTGATCGTCATGGTGACAAGCGCATGGCTAGCACAAGGCCAAAAAATTAACAAGCTATCGCTCGAATTGGGCGAATTGAGATCTGACGTGAAGCACATGAACGTCTTATTTGAAATCACGACCAAAAATTGTAGCAAAATGGCTGGGATCGATCTACCCGAAATTCCAAGATTAGAAACGTTAGAGATCGAAAAATGAGTTGGGTGTTAGTCATTATCGCCGTCTATACTTCGCAAGGTTGGATTCCTTACAATCAACCAAAAGAAGTTGCTGCTTTTGCTGATCGGCAGAGCTGTAAAGCGGCTTTGTCAAGTTATCAAGCAAAAGGCTTTCAAGGCTACTGCTACCCGCGCTAAATCTCGACGTTCATCACCGTATAGTCAAATTTTTCATCATTGTAGTATTTCACGCGCTCAATGAAATGCTGTAACGAATAATTTTGTCTCGATTTCCACGACAAATCATCACAAATATCATACAACACCACGTCTGTTTTTTGAGCATTCATCCGCAAACCACGACCGATCGATTGTAGCGTTCGGATTTTCGATTTGGATGGTGAACAAAAGAACACTGAATGAATGTTTTTGATTGACACGCCGGTCGAACTTGTACCAAGCGAAGCAATCAAAATAGCATTCTCTTTTTGTTCCATGCTTTTGCGAATTTCATCACGCTTGTCCGCAGAAACAGAACCATCAATGAAATAGACTGTTCTGTTTTCATCAACCATATTTTTAATCGTTTCGAACAAAATCTTGCCGTGCCGTTTATGATTGAACAACAATAAGCAGTTGCGCTTTTGAAGAACAGCACTTCTTGCTATAAACAAATTCCTGTTCGCGTTTTCATAGAGCCATTTCATTTCGTCTTGATACTTGACCTTTTTCATGTTCTGGCAAATTTCTTGCGGATATTTCAACACGACTGCTCGAATGCTCAAATCAGCAACTTTCTTGGCATCCATCAATTCTTTTGTTGTGATGACTTTATAGATGTCACCAAACAAACCATTCAAAGTCAATTCGTTTGTTTTAGCACCACTCAATGTGCCGGTCAAGCCAAATTTGTAGGGGCAGTTGGTCAACGAATTCATAATTTTCTGGATGCTGTTTGCTGTTGCTAGATGACATTCATCACAAATAATAGCATCAAACATATCGAAAAACTTGGGCGGCATTCGGAAAATGCTCTGCCACGTCGAAATGTAAACTTGCTTGTCCGAATACTTGTCTTTGCCGCTCATAATCTGGTGACAATTATCAGCAACATCCCATGAATCATGCGTCGAATAATCGGCAAAATCCGAATACATTTGAAGCACCAAACCAGTTGTCGGCACAAGAATCAAAATTTTCTTGTTGGTGATGTTTTGAAGGAACCTAGTAACGATATAGACAATCAAGCTCTTGCCGCTGGACGTTGGCGACAAAATCAATCCTCTTTTGTTGCGCAACATTTCGCAAACAGCTCGCTTTTGATAGTCGTATGCTTCGATTTTCGTTTCGCCGCAATGAAGATTCAAGCTAGACACGAATTTGTCAATCAATTTTTCATCGATTCGCTTGTCAATCGACACCGCCTTTGGTTCGATCGACACACTATAGCCACGACTTTCAGCAAAAGCGACGATGTGGCTAATCAGTCCAATATAAATCGAGCAATCAAATGTGCGGAACAAGCGGATTTTGCCGTCCCATTGTTTGTTTTTATATTTGGGTGTGAATTGAAACCCATCGACATAGAACGAAAAGTATTCGTTCAATTCTTCGGCGATGCTGCGCACACAATCGATGCGAGCATACACGTCGTCTTTTTTATAAATCACAATGTCCGTCATATTCCAGCAGCAAACTTCCTAAATTCAATCGCGTCTTTAATCAGATATGATAGACCAGAAATCTGTTTACACACGCTCTCCAAGTAATTAGCGCACGATTTCTCATATTCCAATTTCATTTTCAGTTTTTGAAGCTCTTTGTCACCGGCCATCATCACATCGATTTCCGCTTTATTTTTCAACACAACTTCATAGTCGTTGCGATAGTACATATATTTCTTAGCAGCCAGCTCGTCATATTCACTTTGAAGTTTCAAGCACATCAACACGCACTCACTATGGAGTTGTAGGTACTTGGAATACAGGATCGGTACTTTGACGGCAGATTCATCGAGATTGTTTTTGTCGATGACCAAATCTCTTGCTACTTGTTGATGTAAATGCTGTAAATCCATGAAGCAATCTTACCAGAAACGAATCAAATTGTCAAGCAAAAAATCAAACGCTCACTGAAAAGTCTTGATAGTAAAATGTGACCGATGCGGTCAACACACGATTGTCGCCGACCGATGTGAATTGAACTTCGCTCAACACCGACGGGAACATTCCAACAAAAACGAATGTCATCAGCGGCGTCGAATTGTTCGATAGAATCGTCAATGAACCATCGCTCAACAAATCGCGTCGATTAGCAGCGCCAGCATTCCCCGTTCCCATGCTTCGCATCCAGTTGAAGATGTCAAGATATGATTTCAAATCTTCGTCGATGGCGAAAGTGACGATCATTGGGTCGAACGTCATCTTTTCGGACGGGAATGGAATGTCATTGAATGTGTTGGGTTGAACAACAGCACCAACACTAACCGTTGGCAGTGTCGCCTCAATGATTTGAAAATTGAAGTGCGGACTTTTCTCGATGGTGAGAAGATAGTTTGACGAATAAGCGTCGTTGGTTGTGAATGTTGTAGCCATGATTCTATTTAGTTGGTTGACGAGAGACTTAGAAGCCGTAAAATCGATTATATGGCGTTTTAGATTGTCTGAAAGGGGTAAGCATATCCAACAACGTTAAAATGAATCCTAGCGCAAATATGGACGTTTGACGACGATGACGGAACGATGAAACGAGATCGATTGAATGGTTGAACGAGAAAATTGATTTGAATGGTTGGAAGAAGATCAGCGATGGAATGGCGAAAAGAAAATCGATTGAATGATGACGATTGCTGATCGTTGATTGTTGAATGAAAGATGAGTTGAAGAAGAACATTGAATGAAATCGATTTGAAGAAGATAATTGAATGATGACCAAAAAGAGAATTGATTGCTGATCGTTGATTGTTGAATGAAAGATGAGTTGAAGAAGATCGATTGAATGATGTGATTGTTGTCTATCGATAATCAATTCAGTTAGCTATTGCTGTAATCTATTCAGTTAGCTATTGCTGTAATCATCTATTCAATCAATGCTGTAATCATCTATTCAGTTATCTGTAGTTGTTCTTGTTGTTATCTGTTGTTCTATCTGTTGTCTATTTCTCTTTCTTTTTCCCATAATCATCTTTAATCATTTCAAAATGCATGCAGGCTGCCGCCTGCGGAGGTCGGAGAACGTCAACTACTCACGAAGCACTGAAAAACAAGGGACAAAAAAGCCCCTTTTCAGCCCGTGAGTGGTGAACATTCTCCGACCTCCGCAGGCGCTCTTGGTAAATTAACCAATAGAACAAAAAATGTTCCGTCTGCGTTTAGGCCGTGTTCACGCCATCGTATGCTTTTCAAGAGCAGGGCATACGATTAGAGAGATTCCTTACCATCCGCTGCTGTCGGACGGGATACCACCCCGTTCTCTCTACCCTATTTGCATGTTGCCAACAAATCGACGAGCGATTTGCGGTGTACGATAGTAATGGTGTTGTCCAATCACCATGAAGGTCAGATCGATTTCCGCCCCAACCTTCTTTTCCTACCTAAGCGATGACACCATAGCAAAACAGGACGTGTATTTTTCGAGTTGCTATTGTTTTACAGTGTCTCGCCGTTGCCGAACACGCGGCCATCGTTTCGTGACGTGATTCTATGCTATTCGTTTTCGTCTAATGAAGCTATTTGTCGTTTCTTGCTTTTCGTGCCTATGGTCTATTGCGACTCTTTGCGGCTAATTTCGTTGCTAATTTTTTTGACACTTCATTCTTGCGACTATTTTCATGCTGTCACTTTGTTGTCACTAACGACGTTACAACAATTCAATAAAGCCGTACTGGGGTTGCCGCCTTTGGTATCGCACTTCCGTTAAGCGGCTTGCCAATTCTTCGGGGGACGTAGTGCTATCAAAACCCTGATTGCGGAATGTGTCCATTCAGCATGATCGTTCACTTCATGCCCAAACGCAATCCTGCTTCCGAAGTTTATGCTTCAACAATCATCGAATCAACTTTGCCCAACAATCCATCTTAGATGCGCTCTTGCTGGCACGCCGTATCATCTATGTTTCCACAAAGGCTCGAAATTCAAATGAACACCAAATGAATAACACGCCTTGTAGCGAATTATAGCACAAAGAAAATACCGTGTCAAGCACTTTTTTTCGATGCGCTAAAAATCAGCTACAGTTCTACTTAGGTTTTTTTTGAAATCAAATTCAACCCCTGATTTCAAAATCGTGTCAAATTGACACACGCGACAAATTATAGCGCGGTTGATTCCTCTTGTCAAGCACTTTTTTCGACGCGCTAAAATCGATTCTATGGCGTTTTAATTTCTTGGCAGTGGGTAGGCATAGGCAAAGCCATTAAAATCAATTCTAGCGCACTTTTCGGCACCAGAACAGCATGAAAAAGATTTTGCTTGACAAATTCAACCCGAGCATATATAATTCTCGCCATGAAAAAAGAAATCATCATCACGCCGCTCAATGGCGAAGCAGTGCGCAAAGCAAAACAGCATATCGGCAAGACGTTTGATCGTTTTGATTTTGTCTGTCGTCCCGGTTTCATTGATATTGACGGTATCGGTAGGTGTAAGTGGAACGCACCGGCCAATGAAATCAGTAACATCAATTCGGTTCGTTTGGTCACCAAAAACAATCGATTCGTTTTGTTGATCTCCGCCGAATCGAACGACAAGAAAATCAACAACGAAAAATACTCACCACCAAAACCGACGAAGGAACAACAAGCTGTCATTGATTCTGTTTGCGATTTGGTTGCTGTCGGGCAGCATTGTTGTATCGATGCTCCCGCTGGTACGGGTAAAACATTCATGCTTCGTTTTTTGATTAACGCGATTGAAGGCAAAGCCAATCGCAGAGTTAGTGTTTGTTCGACCACACACAAATCAATAGCAGTCATCGAAAAAAACATTGGTTTCAAAGACGTTTTCACCATTCATTCATTGCTTGGCGTGAAGCCCGTCATTGATTATGAAACGGGAAAAGAAAAATATACGATTGACACATCGATACCCGCGAAGATTCGTGCTGGCGAAGTTGTTATTTGTGATGAATCATCGATGATTAACGCTGAATTGCTTGAATTGATCGTCGAATGTATCAACGAGTTGAAGTGCGTTTTTGTTTTCATTGGTGATTCAAAGCAGTTGCCGCCAGTGAATGAAGATATTGCTATGGCTCTGAACATCCCGAACAAATTTACTTTGTCAAAGATTGTTCGTCACGATAATTCGATTGTTGACGCGTCTGTTTACATGCGAGAATGTATTGATAGTGGTGTCGTTCCATCGGTCGAAGTCTTTGAACAATATGAAGATATTGAAATCATCCGCGACGAACGAAAATTCAATTCACTGTTCTTTGACATGGTTGAACATCAAAAATCGGTCTTGTTTGTTGCTTGGACGAACAGACGTGTCGATGCTCATGCTCGCGCGACGAGAAAGCATTTGGGTTATCCAGAAGATAATTTTGTCCGTGGTGAAGTGATTGTCTTGAATGCTCCGGTTGTTGTTGGTGGCAATATCAAAGCACAAAACAATTCGGTTCACGTCATCAAGAATGTCAAAGACGTTGTTATCGAAGATGTGCCAATGAAAGCGGTGACGACTTATGAAGGATTGAAATTCAACACCGCTGTTGACAACACGCTGATCGAAAGCAAATTGTCTAGTTTGGCGAATGCTGCTAGAAAGAATCCGATCACTGGATGGAAGAAATACTACCGATTCAAAGAAACGTGCGTGCCTATATCATTTCACCATTCGTGTACCGTTCATAAATCGCAAGGTTCGACGGTCGAAAGCGTTTTTGTTGACTATAACAATATAGCACAAGCCGACATTGCTTCAAAGTTGCTCTATGTAGCAATCACGCGCGCGTCAAAGCGAGTTTACATTCTTGCTTGACAATCTCTTTCTGTTATGCTATAATTCAAAAAATAAGTTGAGGTGTTTGTTTTGTCCAAGAAGGAAAACAACTATTATGTTGACAACAAGAAATTCTATGACGAAATGGTGAAGTGGAAGGCCGAATTGGAAGTGAATCCAGACGCCCCAATGTCAAACACCATTGGCCGAAAGATTTTGCTCATCTGCCAGCGCATGATGACGCGACCCAACTTCATTGGTTATTCATATCGAGACGAATTTGTTTCCGATGCCATTGAAATTTGCGTCAAATATGCCAAGAACTTCGATCCCAACAAGACAAAAAACCCGTTTGGTTTCTTTTCGCAAATCGCCTACTATGCTGCTGTTCATCGAATCACCAAAGAAAAGAAGCATCATCACACCAAAGCAAAGATGGTTCAACAAGCGGGCGTCCATGCTATGAGCGACGATTTTCATCTTGATTCGCACCAGAGCGACGACGATTATGTCAACACCTATAGAGATTTTTTGCGTGATTTTTATGACATTGAACTAGAGCAACCAGAAAAGAAAGAGCGAAAGAAAAAAGAACCAGAAAAACCGGCTTTTGACGTGACGCAGGGTATTTGATGAAGATTGTCATTCTTGGTGATACTCATTGGGGTATTAGAAACGACTCCGATCAATTTGCGGATTATTTCATGTTGTTTTATGACAACATCGTTTTCCCCTATATGAAAAAACACAATATCGACACAATCATCCAGACCGGCGATTTTCTGGATAGGCGCAAAGGCATATCATATAAAACGCTTCATTTCATATCAACGCGCTTTATGAATGTCATCGAAAAAAACGGCTGGCATATTCACATGATACCGGGCAACCATGACATTTATTATCGTCATTCAAACGAAGTTAATTCGATCACCGAATTGTTTTCGTGGATGAAAAACGTTCACATCTACAACGAACCAACAACAGTCAAGTTTGATTCGTCAACCATCGATTTCATTCCTTGGATGAACAAGCAGAATTTCGACGACTATTTGAAATTCATTGAAGCCAGTGATTCCGAATGTTGTGTTGGTCATTTTGAAATCGATGGTTTTGAAATGTATTCGGGTGTCGCTGGTCATGGAACATTGAGCGCTAGCGCATTTTCCAAGTATAAACGTGTGATTTCTGGTCACTATCATCACAAATCAACAAAGAAGAATATCACATACGTCGGCACGCCCTACGAAATGACGTGGAGCGATTTCAACGACCCGCGCGGTTTTCATGTTTACGATACAGAGACAAATGAATTGACGTTCGTCAAGAATCCGTTTAGTATGTTCGTCAAGGTGTTTTTTGATTCGGATATGGATTATTCCGCGTTCGATTTTTCTGTCTTGAAAGACAAGATCGTTAAAATCATCGTTCAAAATCGTTCAAATCCGGCGATATATGAATGGTTCGTCAACGAAGCGGAAAAAGCAGCACCGATTGATTTGAGTATCGTTGATTCGGATGTCATTGCTGTTCATGGCGTCGATCAAAGCGAATTTGATTCGATTGATGTCTTGACAACGTTGATCGAATCTGCTAAATTGACGGCTCAAAACAATTCGCTTAAATCTGATGTCATGGCGAAGCTGGTCAAAACCGTGTACGCAGAAGCAATCGAAAAGGGAAGAATGAATTGATCGTTTTTGAACAAGTAACATACAAAAACTTTTTGTCCGCTGGCAATAAACCGATTACAATTCAACTGAATAAAGTCCCAATTACCGTAGTCGTGGGGCAAAATGGTAGTGGTAAATGCCTCGACCCGCACACGCGAATAAATGTTAGGGGAATAACAGACGAAGCGCACGAAGCATTACAAAGGTTCGTTGAAGATGATTTTGGTGATTGTTTTTATGTGTCTATTGGCGAACTATATGAATTTATTAAAGAAAATCCTAATTATTCAGCGAGTTTTGAAGTCGAAGGGCGTCATGGATTCAAGCAAATCCTAGATTGTTTTGTGTCGTCTATCGATGATGATTGTGTTGAAGTTTCTCTTGAAGATGGGAATTCTGTTATATCATCATTCGATCATATCTGGATGATGAAAGATAAAGGGTGGATTTCTGCTAAATGCTTGCGCGTTGGTGATTGCTTAGAAACAAAGTCTGGCTATAGCAAGATCGTTTCGTTGGATGTGTTGCCAGAAAAAAGAGATTTGTTTGATTTAACCGTCGCTGAACAGCCAGAATTTTATGCCAATGGTATTGTGTCGCATAATAGTTCGGGCGTGATCGATTCTATCTTTTTCGCTTTATACGGGAAATCGTTTCGCAAGTTGAAAAAAGAACAGCTTGTCAATTCAATCAACCGCAAAAATTGTGTCGTCGAGCTTGTCTTTTCAATTGGTAGCACGAAGTATAAAATCGTTCGTGGCATCAAGCCGAATGTGTTTGAAATTTACGTCAACAACAAACTACACAAACAGCCGGCATCACTGAAAGATTATCAGGATTGGCTCGAAAACACCGTCTTGAAGATGAACGAAACGACGATGAAACAGATCGTCTTTCTCGGTTCTAGCACTTACGTCTCGTTCATGCGTCTTTCAGCCAAAGAACGTCGCAACGTGGTCGAAGAAATCCTTGATATTCAAGTTTTTTCTTTGATGAACGAAGTCGTCAAAGAAAAATTGTCGAAGCTGAAAGAGACCTATCACGACACACAAAAGAAAATTGACATCATCAATAGCGAAATTCGATTGCTAGAATCACACAAAGAAAAAATGAATGCTGAACGTGTCGATCGAATTGAAGATTATAGAGCAAAAATCGACAAGGCTCTTGCTGTTCTTGCTGATTTGAACGAAGCGGCGAAAAAGGACACCGAACAAATCGATTCGTTGTCTGCTTCTATTGTCAAGAAGGAACAGACGGAAAAAGAAGCAAATGAATTGAAATTCTTGAAGAAGCGAATTGACGCCAATGTGAAAAAGCTGAAATCGTCGCTTTCGTTTTTTGAAACGACCGACGTGTGTCCAACATGCGAACAGGCAATTTGCGATGAAGTCAAGTCAAACAAAGTTGATGAACTGAAAAACAAGTTGAGCAACGTTGTTCTTGGTAGCGAACAAGCAGAAAGGGCGCTAGAAGAATTTGAAAGCAAGCTAGCGGAAATGAATGCTATTCACGAAAAGATTTGTTCGATTGAAAAGCGAATCATTGAAACCAATAGCAGAATAGCGTCCGGCAAACAATATATTGAAACGCTGGAAAAAGAAATGAATGATTTGGTCAACAAAGACAAAGATGATTCGTCGTTGACCGAAATCGATGATGAAATTTCAAGCAAGCGTGCTGAAAAAATAGAAGCAGAGAACGAGCTATCGGAAATTGCTGATATGTCACAATATCACAAAACGTTGATGGTCATGCTCAAAGACGACGGCATTAAAAAGCAGATCATCAACAATTATTTGCCGACGATCAATTCTTTGATTCGCAAATACTTGGAAATCTTGGAATTTCCATGCGAATTTACTTTCGACGATGAATTTAATGAAACGATGAAGTCGCGCTATCGTGACGTGTTTTCGTATGAGAATTTTTCGGAAGGACAAAAGCTGCGCATCGATCTCGCAACGCTGTTCACATGGCGTGAATTGGCGAAGTTGAGAAATAGCGCATCGTGTAACTTGCTTGTTTTGGATGAGATTGGTTCGTCGTCGCTGGACGCAGAAGGAACGGAAGCGTTCTTGAAGATCATTTCTGCTGTATCAGCCGAAAATAATAACGTGTTTATTATATCGCACGATTCGTATGTGAATGAAACGGATTCGACATCGAGATTCCTCAAATATACGATAAAAAACAACTTTTCCGTTGTTGAGGAAGTGGCATGATTTTTGCTACAACAAGGCATGGATGTTCTGCTGATCGCTTTTGCTTTGTTGGTCATCTATTTTTTCCGTTGACAAACGCCATCGAATGATGTAGCGTTTGGTTTGTTGTTGGCGGCACAAGGAAACAAAAACGCTTGACAACGTGTTTTTGTTATGCTACAATTGCGCTATTGAATGAGTGAGGTTATTATGTCCAAAGAAATTTATCTAGCAAAATTGATGGCAGAAGAAGATATTGACGTTCTTTTCAAGAACGTTGACACCGCTGCTTTTGATCTGAAAAATCGTGTTCTTGTTCTCCCGTCTTATATTAAATCGATGCCAGAAGATGTGCGCTACGGTTTAACTGCGCATGAAATCTCTCACGCGCTGAACACGCCACTGAATGAACGTTGTGGCGAAGATTTGGTGAACGTGCTGGAAGATATTAGAATCGAAAAGATTATCAAGCGCAAATATCGCGGTTCCGCTCGCTATATGCGCAACATGGGCAAAATCTTTTTCGATGAAGAATGGTTTGGGACAAAATCCGAAACAGAAATCAATTCAATGAATTTTATTGATCGTCTCAACGTATATGCCAAGACGTTCGAATCAAACATTGGTATTGATATTAAATTTTCTGATGAAGAACAGGTTTTCGTCAAGCGCGCGTTTTTGACTTCTTCGTTCGACGATGTGCTGAAACTTGCCGACGAATTGAAAGACTTTGCTGAAAATGAAAGTGAATCGTCGTCTGGTGATGTCATTACCGATAATTGTGACAGCGTTGATTCTATGGACGAAGGGAATGGTGCCGATAATGGCGAAGGTTCCGAATCGGGCGATGACAATGCCACCGACAATTCAGATAGTGTTGATTCCGCGAATGACGAACAAGAAGGTTCCGACGACGAAAATTCTGCTTCTAGTGGTACTAGCGGTCATAACGTTCATAACGAAGGCGATTTTGAATCTGAAACGCTTGATGCCATGAAGAAAAAGATCGAAAGTTTGACCAACGACGATGACGAAGAAACACTTTCGATTCTTCTGCCCAACAAACAACTTTCTAAAATTCGGCCATTTGACGATTTCTTTACTGTCTATGAAAGCACGATTTCTGATTATTTGAAATCGAAGCGCGAAAAGAAAGCAAAGAAATTCGTCAAGGAAGCAAAACCGCAAGTGAATCATCTGATCAAGCAGTTTGAAATGCGGCGCAATGCTCAAGCTTGGGCAAATCGAACCAATCAGCGCACCGGAGAGATTGATTGTGATGCTTTGTCACAATATAAATTCACTGATGATATTTTCATGTCAACCGACCTGCTCCCGAACGGTAAAAATCATGGACTGGTGATGTATGTTGATTTTTCTGGTTCGATGAGCGTTATGATTGAAGATGTTTGCCAGCAAATTGCCATCCTCTCAATGTTCGCTCGTGGTGCTGGAATCAAATTCCGCGTTATTGCTTTCACTTCAACTTCGATTTTTGAGCATTATGGATGCGATAAAATTGGAAGAATTGAAGATGATTCACCGTTCCCGTCGTTTCGTCCGTTTTATGATGCGGTCGAACTGTCAAACGATTCAATGAAACAAAAAGACTTTGATCGGTTCATTGAAACGATGGTGAATATCGATGATTTCTTTATGTATGTTTCTGGTGGCACCCCACTGTTTAATTGTCTGGTTGACACTTCGCTGGAAGTTGTGAATTGGAGAAACAGGCACAATATCGAAGTGCTGAACACAATCGTTTTTACTGATGGTTTGTCGCAGGGTTTGAGCGTTGACTATAAAGGTGAACGGATATATAACAAAAAACATGAATATATTGATCGTGTAACCAAGATCACTTATTCTGGTCGGTTTGATGAAGCAGAAGTCTATGATATTTACAAGAATAGAACCCAATCGCGCCTTTCTGTTTACTATGCCGGCGTTGCTAGAAATCTGAAATATCGGTTCTATAATTCTGCCGAAATCTTTGATGCTATTGCTAGAGCAAGAAAAGACGGTGTAGCAGTCTTTGATCACATGAGCGATGTTGTTGATGTATATTTCATCTATCTTGTGAACAAAAAGATCAGCACTTTTGACTCTGCTAATGACATTGATATTCCAAGCGGCAAAGCAGCAGCATCGGCGTTCGTCAAGAAAGCCCGCGCGAAGAAAAAGTCAAAAGTGTTTGCTAACTATCTGATGGATTTAATTGCTTGACATTTGATTTTGAATGTGTATAATTGCGTTTGTTGGCGACGTTGACCAACACTAAAATTGAATAGGAGATTTCATTATGGCTAAAAAAACTCGCGTTACGATTGACACTTTTGCGCAGATGGCGTTCGATGTATATGGACGCACGGAATTGAAGCGCGCCGAAATCAAGGCTGTGGCTGAAAAGAATAACGTTCAAATCCCCGGAACAGCATTTGATAACAAAGTGACTCGTGGTGTTTTCGATGTGTCCGCGGGTCACAATTTCAAAACGAAAAAAGTTGCTGATCCGGTTGTCGAAGAAAAATCTATTCCGGCACAACCAACGTCAATCCAAGCTGTGCGAAATGCGCAAGACAACTTTTTCATTGACGTTGATCCGAACTATGTTCCTTGGGGCAACTTCAAAGATATTTCAACCATCATTAAATCCAAAAAGTTTTTTCCTGTTTTCGTCACTGGTTTGTCTGGCAATGGCAAGACAACTGGAATCGAACAGGCTTGCGCAAAACTTGGTCGTGAATGTATCCGCGTTAATTTTGATCGTGGTACGACCGATCTCGATTTGATTGGTGGCATGAGCTTGGTCAATGGCGACACCGTTTTTCAATATGGGCCAGTTGTTGAAGCATATATGCGTGGTGCTGTTTTGATCCTTGATGAAATTGATCTGGCATCTCATAATGTGATGTGCCTTCAAGCGGTTCTTGAAGGAAAGCCAATCTTCATCAAGAAACTAGGCAAAAAGATTTACCCAGAAAAGGGTTTCACTGTTTTCGCTACAGCTAACACGAAAGGCAAAGGTTCGCACGATGGTCGTTTTGCTGGAACAAACGTTTTGAATGAGGCGTTTCTTGATCGTTTTCCGATCACTATTGAGCAGAACTATCCATCGCTTGCTATTGAGCGCAAAATCCTCGCCGCTTATAGCAAGAATTTTGCCGATGAAATCACTGATCGTGATTCAGAGATCATTGAAAATCTGGTTCGTTGGGCACAAACCACGCGAAAGAGCTTCTTTGAAGGTTCGATCGACGAACTAGTCTCGACTCGCCGCTTGGTAGCAACTCTTGAATCATATTTCATTTTTGGTGACATCAAGAAAGCAATTTCTTATGCCACCAATCGCTTTGACGAAGAAATCGCCGAATCGTTTGTTGAACTTTATCAGCAAATCGACGAAGGTTTGGTTGAATTCGACGAAGAAGAAAATGCTTGACAACTAGAACAACTTAGATTAAAATTAGCCTTCAAAAAGGAGTGGATATGAAACTATCAAAAGAAACGATTGAAGCACTGAAAAACTTTTCTGGAATCAACACGTCTCTGGTGTTGCGCAAGGGCAACCGTCAAAAAACCGTCGCTTTGGCAAAAAACATTCTAGCAGAGATCGATGTTCCTGACGCTTTTCCAATGACTGTTGGAATCTATGATTTGCCGGAACTGTTATCGATTCTTTCCGTCATGCCAGACGCAGATGTTGAATTTGGTGAAAAGGCGATGACGATTTCTTCTGGACGAATGAAAACCAAGTATGTA